TTAGCTTCGCCTAGAGCGTATTTGAGAAGTTTAATATCAGTTATTTTTTTCAACTCGACTCTAGCGGTTCTAACTGACATCTTAACTACCTCAGATACTTCCATTTCTTTTTTAACGTGGGGAACTACCATCTCACTTGCTTGTTTATCTTTGATAGTTTTTTCTGCTTTTTCGTCTTTCTCAACACTATCTTTGTATACAATTTCCCAAGTGGTGGTATCTCTAAGTTTAACATTCCGAAGCCATTCAACAAAAGGTTCGCCTTCTTTTAAATCATGTTTTGGACCGTATTGCTCAAATAATTCGTCCAAAGGAATTTGATGGCCTGGACCAACTGATCTTTTCATTGCATGACGCCATGTCACGCCTTTGTTTTTTACATATCCGTTCATTTACCTTGTCCTCACTTTCTTTATTTCTATTCGTTTTCCTTGTCCAAACCTATATGGTTTGAATCAATTCTATCAATTACAAAATGTAAAATGTTTGATAATCTATGTAACACTATGCCCATAAAAAACAACGCCAGTATCCGTGGCAGAAGATTATTTAGATATAAACACAGCAATATTATGCTGGACAGGCTCACCCACACTGACGTGCAATAGGGACAATCTAATATATTATGTATAAATCTTAATACTTTGTTTTTACTTCCAAATAAATATGCCCTTAACGGTCTGAATATATCAGATTTCGTCAAGATATTAGTTATAGCTTCAATTAAAATTATAGTACAAACAATTTCCAAAGCTAAAGACATATACCCTTCTCCTGTAAAAAAGCGTGTCCCACCATAGTTGGCGAGACACGCCAACAGTTCACTCTAAAATTCAGATTATAATGATCTATCGATGATTCCCATACCGAGCATACGAGGATCAAGACATGCAAATCCAATTTCTTCCCAACCGAAGAATCCAGCTTTCTGGACTCTAAGTAGGGTAGGATCGTCATAAGCTTCATACTCTTTGCGGATAGGCATAACCAATGAATCATTAACACTAAGGTCAAAACCAATAACCTGGGTCTCGCCCAAAGTAGTTACGGTACCATCAGCGCCAGTAACATTAGGATTATCCAAAGTATATGAGTTATATACTTCTCCACCACCAGCAATAAACTTACCATATGCTGATGTACTTCCATTAATGTTATACAGACCAGTAGCACCTAGATGCTGTACCTCATGAAGGGTCACATTCCAAATGCTTCCCATACCAGCAGCCTGAAAGATTTCTCTCCTAGTTACTGGATCAATATCGGTATCCGTCCATTCACGAATATCAGCAGCGTCTTCAGGTGAAACATACAGATCGGTAAGAGTTCGACCAATTCTCTTAAAACCAACAATCATCTTGTTGATAAGCTCTTTTGAAAGATACCCAGCACCGGTAGATGCGGGATTAATTTCATAAATAGGAGCTGGACGTGATCCTAACAAACCCTTTCCAAAAAATCTCGAAGTAGCCGCAGGTAGAATAACCCTCCAACCACATTCTTCTTCGTAATCTGACATGGCTTTAGCAGCTTTTTCAGCAGCTCGAGCCGCAATATCAATTCTCGAATCCCTAGCATAAGTGAGTTTCCAGTCACCAGACGCATCGATGGTAAACGTAGGAACATATACTTCTTCTCCTATACCCTCGATGAAGTTCTGAGCAACATAACCAAGACCCGGTAAAACCCATACAGGAATTTCAAAATCTTCAGCAACAGGATAACTTGCCTGTGCTCCCGGTCCTAGTCTTTCAACAGCAAATAGCTGTCTCATAATGGACTGTCTCTCTATAGCTTGAAGGATCGGAGTTGTTAGAGCAGCAGCGAAAGCTTTATATGCCATCAATCCTTCCGGAGTGTTGATAGCAGCTGTAGCCTTAAACAGATCTTGCATTTCTTTTCTATCCATAACCTAACATTCCTCCCTCAAGTAGTTTTGGATGCACTAAACGTGCTTTAATCCATACTTCTCTTCCTTGATTTATTTTAATAAAGTAATTTTATCCTGATAGGATAAAGCGTGGTATTATTCTGATTAGCTATAACCTGAGCAGCACTAGCGCCTTTAAGTACAATAGCAACCTTAGCATTCAACAACTCACCGCTATTACCGTCCGCAAGAGTATTCATAGATGCGGCTTGACCAGTAAGCTCAGAAATACTAGTTTTACGTATTCCAAGTTCAGCACCACCAGCTAAAGCCAGGCTATTATTCCAATAATGAATAGTATCCCAAATACCTAAGTGAGCAACACCTACAGGAGCAGGTTTCGAACCATTAATAACACCATTAGCAGTATAACTAGGCTGTGCAATGACGTCTGAAGATCCGAGATCTCCAGGAAGCACCATTCCAGCTGGATGAATACTATGGTAGCCGGCCTTAACTTTCTGCATCAAGAAACCAAAACATTCATAAGCCTCATCGGCACCATAAATTCTAACAGTACCATCAGCCAAAGTAGTGTCAAGATAGCAAGCCGAACCTGCATAAGCTAAAACACCACCAGCACCAGCAACAGCAGCTGCGCCTGAACTTGTTGCAAACTGACAAAATTGATTTTCTACAACAGGATGTCTAGGAATAAACATAATTACCTTCCCTCCTTACAATATTTTCAACGATTACTCGCTCTTTTCCTCTTTCTCATACTTCTTAGCCATCGCTTTTCCTAGGTCTTTATACTTATTAAGCATATCTTTACCAGGAGCGACTTCCATATTGAGTAGAGCGGCCATAGCTTTCATCGGCTCTATCGGATCTTCAGAATCGGCAGCAGCCTCTTCCTCGTCCTCTAACTCAGCTTCAGTTTCTTCCTCAGAAGCAGTTTCCTCTTCTTCGGTTTCCTCTTCAGAAGTTTCCTCTTCAGAAGCGGTTTCTTCCTCTTCAGTTTCTTCTTCAGCTGTTTCTTCTTCAGAAGACGCTTCCAGCTCAGCAATAACAGATTTACGTAGTTCAACGCGTTCTGCCTTGTAAGCTTCAAAATTCTCGTCTTCCATCTCGCGAATCTTAGCAACCTGATCTTCTACAGCTTTCTCATCAGTAGCGGCCACGCCTTCGCTCTTGAGTTCTTCGAATCGAGCTTGTGCAAGCTGATCCTTTTTCATGTCCTCAAGTTCTTTTTCAGCCGTTTCCGCTCTTGTGGTCAATTCTTCCTTCTCAGCTTCAAAATCAGAGGTCGCTTTCTCAAGATTCTTTTCAAAATCTTTATTAGCAGTAGAAAGTTCAGAAACAGTTTCTTCAAGCTCTTCCAGCTTTGATACAGACGCACTAAGTTCTTCATCTTTTGCCTCCAAAGATGCGACCAGCTCGTTTATTTTCTCAGCGGATTTATTAAGAGCTTCCTCAGTCTGTTTCCTCATAGCAACTTCTTCCTTCTGCTTAAAGATATTGTCAACTTCTGCACGAATATCTTGAGTAAGTTTATCAGACATAAACTAAACCTCCCTATAATAATTTTTCAACATTTAAAAATTAATGACCAACCCCGTATTAGTAATTGGAATGTCCCATTTCCTTGACCTAATTCGTATTAATGAATTAATTACTATATGATCTTTTCCAAATCTGGTTACTGTGAGTACTTAAAAAATCGTAACCAACGCCCAACATAATCATAACGTCAAAAGCTAAATCTGTAGTATTACTATTAACTGTAAGTGATACCTTATTTGTACCGGTATCTTTGCTAACATAATACTCCTTAGCAGCGCTATCAGCATTAGTAGGCGTAACTACAACTATACCTTCAGACACTTTATGATCATTGAACGAAACACCGCTGGATATTACCACATCGGTAACACCGGATGCCAACGTAACATCAGTACCCCACATGAAAGGGAGTCTACGTCCGTTGCCTAAATTACGGTACAATACGGCTTCACCGTCAGCAGCATTCACCCTAACAACTTTGGGCACACTCTTTGTTTTTCCAACTTGTGCTTGTGGCATGAGCGATTTCCTCCTATTTTAAATTTTTAAATCCCTAACAAGCTTTTCAATTGGGCCAAAAGACTGCCTCTTTTGTCTTTAGCTTTCATATCATCTAACTTGCGTTGGGTATAATTCCCAGTAACTTCTATTACTTGATGTCTAATACACTCTGGATGATCAGCACCTCTGGAAGGAGACGTACATCCAGTGTCATAAAGAGTACACCAATCTTCATGTAAAACTTTAGTATCTGGTCCTTCAAAAGTGGCATCTATAACACGTCTTTTATAGCTTACACAAATGCCAGGACTAGTTTGCGTGCGTATATCGTAACTATCAGGCCCACCTGGTACAGCTGCCGGAGATGTTACAATCGATTCAGCTATTTCCTTTTCAATGGGTTCTATTTCCACAACTATTTCCCCCTCTTCCAGTTCTCTTTTCTTAGCTGTTTCCAGAATTACTGATCTAGGATTGGCAGGATTTTTAACCAATCCACATCCCGAAAACAATAAATTTCTTAAAACCCTGGCAATCTCTCCCTTTGCTATTTCCTTTCCCCTTCTTAGAATTCGCGCTACACGCCCTAATACATTATCTGATGCCAGCCCTAAGGCTTCAGCTTCCTTTTTCGACAATATAAGATCCCCTATTTTCACATCATAATCTTGAAAATAGGTTTCCATAGATAGTTTCCATTTGTTATCTTTAACTTCTTTGGCAAGTTCTGGAAATCTGCTTTTATATATAATACCTGCAATCATAACATCTATATCCATTTTTTCTAGTTCGACTTGTTTCATGTCTTGCAGAGTAGCAATATCAAGTTTATTTCCATGGCGGTCTACAAAAGCACTTGAATATATATGCCCAATAATTTGGGTTTCATCATGCTCAATGTCTAGCGCCTTGTTATTAATAGTAGTATGTGATTTGACAAGTTCGGAGGGTAGGAAAAACGCCTTATTCAAATTCTCCCCTGAAGATACAAAAATACCAGAAAAGAATAGCATATCCGGGGTTTTGTTTTCTGGAAACGGTACTACTGAGGCAACTTCCTGTTTGAGCTCCTCCGTGCCCTCAAAAAGTTCGATTTCCGCCTCTAGCGTAACCGAGTTATATTTATTTTTCACAACAAGTCCTCCCCTATTAAAAATAATAGTCCTCTATAATATAATACGGTTAGTTAAATACATGCCACTACTCGGAATTGGCATTTCATAGTTCTTTCAAAAATCCTTCTAAAAATGCTTTAAATTGTTCTTCATCCATAATTTCCGCAGCATTGGCAATTAAAGTTTTTATATTTATATCAGCAGCTTGTGGACTTCCGCTTGGCTGATTACTTGGAGCTTGGTTAGGTACTTTAGTTTTCTTTTTAGTATTTGTATTAGGTTGCTTTTTCTTTGGTACCTGCCCCTTTGGGCGTCCATTAGATGGCGTGCCTGTCGGCGCTTTCTGAGTTGGTTGGGTTTTTGACTGCTGAAACGGACTACCTAATATGCCTAAAACACCCTTCAAAACATCTGGCAGCTCGTCTTCCATATTACTATGTTCGTTATTATAATCAAATCCAAGCTGCTCAAGAGCAGTTTCATATGAGAGCATTCGTCTGTCAACCAGTTGAGAAATAGTGCTCATGTACAATATAATATCACGTAGAACTGTATTATCCCATCTAACTTTAGGAAATCTATCAAAACCCATAGCTTCCGCTATCTGCCTGTATTCATTATAAATCCACCTTTCTACCTGCCTTCTAGCATAATTTACCTCTTCAATAACGGTCTTAACAATAAGACCTGCTTCCGCTTGCTGGACGTTTGTCGCACCATCCACTAACGCCCTAGTAAAAGCAAGACCACCGCTAATATCTTCGTTTACCTGGGCATATTTATCTTGACCTAAAACAGCTTCAATTTCTGGCGACACTATTTTTTCTACCTGTAAAGTATGGTTCCAAACTACGTCAAAAGATTTTGAAGTAGTATTAAATAGTTGAGCAACTGTTTCCAGTTGTGACTGATCAGTTACAGGGTAATCATCGTTTCCTACTGTTACCTTCAAAATATAATTACTAATACCATCAAGAGTACTCAAATCAGCTTCACGTAGTGAGTTTTTGTACTCTATAGCATCAAAAACTTTAACGCCTCGGGGTTTTGGATAACGCTCATAAGGTTGTTTTCTATAATCTATATCGCCCACAAATAACGGGTCAAGAACAACCCCGCCGCCTTCTTCAACAGATTTTTTGAAATCTGAAGGCAAAAGTTTAAGCACCATTTTTTCATCGTCTGTCAATTCATTTAAAGGTTTTTTTATCAGTTTTTTAAGCTCGTCTGAAGGCTTTAATGTAACTTTAGTTTTGTCAAATAACAAACTGCCTTCTATTTCTATTAACAGTGGGTTCAGAATTGTGTAAGCTATCGGCATAAATCCTTTGGACCACACTCTTTTTTTAGCTGCCAATTCTTCCTTCAATGCCTTCTCAGACTTTTTACGACCGTCGAGCTTACTCAATTTTTCATCAAGTTTCTGTAGCCTCTTCTCGTGTATACGAGCAGCTCTTTCAGTAATTTCTTTAAGATCACCTCTAGCTTTCTTCATGCCTGGTATAGATGATAAATAACTCACGCCCGGTTCATATTTGCCTATTATTTTATAAGTTCTGACCATACCAACACGGAAAAAATCAAAGAATATCCAATCGATAATTTGTTTGAAATTCACATCAAAATTCCAAGTATCGTAAAAAGCTTTAATTTTGTCGTCATCTAAATCATTCTCAAATCCTTTTGCTGCAAAGTTTGTTAAAATATCTATATGAGAACCATAATAATCAGCCTCATAATAATACTTCATAGATCTCTTAAATATTTCATGAGGATCTTCTTCTGAAACCGACTTTTTAATTAAGTCTAATACAGAACGATCTATAACATCACGCCTTAAAGTAGAAGCAAATTCAGCAGCTCCATGTAAATTAACAGCTTTTTCCGGCGGCAGTGTTGCCAAAACTTTATCGGTGGGGTTGACAAAGAAGGTAGATTTTCCGCTCTTTTCATCCACTTCAATTTTTTGTATACCCACATCTGGGTATTGTTCTTTTAGATCGGCTGTAACTTTTTGTAATTTTTCAGAATCCATACAAATACTCCTTATGTTTTGTCTATAGCATTATGGTTGCCATTGCCGTTCTTTTTCCATACATCTGCAACAGAAAATGCCCCTTTCAAAGCCATAATAATTCCTAGTATAGAAGCAAACTGTATATTAGTTATTAAAGCCAGTTTTAACAAAATAGTTATTAAAGCTATAATCCATATTTTAACACTAATCATTTGGGCAAATAATTTTTGCAGATAAAGATCCCAATAACGGTTCTTACATATAAAATACCCTTCACCGTTCTTCTTGGCTTTCAATTGGGCTTCCATCTCTTTGATGAATTCCTCATCAATTTCATCGGCAAATTCATCTATCTTCAAATGTATGCGCCCTACCATATCTTTTACAGTAGTAATATTTAGATCATCATTACGAGATTCGGGCGCTTCTACAGGTTCTTCCGCTATCGGTAATTTTGGGGGCAGTGCGTCTGGTCCCATGTCAAATCTCCTAATATAGTATAGAGGACATGCCTCTACTAAATTATGGTTAGATTATTTTCTTTTAGTCAAAACAGCAGCTTTTAGATAATCCTTATCAGAACTGCCTGGCACAGCAGTTGCAAATCTGGCTCCTTCTTTGTGAGGTCTTATCATACCCTGGGCAGCTAAAACCACATCTTCTTCAATTAATTCTCTATTCATTTCCCTAACGCCCCAAGCAGCTAATACCAAAGCTGAATACAAGTCTTTATTTTGCCCTTTCTTAGGTGTGTCAAAATGACGTACTCCACGAGCAGTTTGTGTAACAATTATGTTTAATAGTTGTGATTTCAATACCCTAACTTCTTCGTACAGTTTTTCTGCGATCGGATCAGATGAAAGAGGTATTTTTGGAAATCTAAGATCTTTGTGTTCAAACATAGCTAGAGTGTCAAAGTTGGCATCGTTTATCCAAGATGTACTTGGATTGATTAGTTGAAGAATACGTTTGCCTGGTTTGCCCAACGTAGTCTCGTCGTCCATATCTAAAATAGGTTCGTGATTATTATAACCTTCTTGTAATAAATCTCTAATAGGTTTACCACCGCCTTGAGAATCCATAAATATGCGAACAACCTTGAATACATCAGTAAGTCTTTGAAATTCCATAACCATTTCTTGAGTAGTCTTCTTCTTCAACTCGCTAACATACACTATTTTGTGAGGATCTCCTATTTCTATTACAATTACACCGCAAGACGCTTTGCCGCCCTGGTTTGGGTCTATACCTAAAACATATTCTTTTCCTTTTTCTCCCATAAGTTTTATACTAAATGTGCTGTCCATAGTACAAGCTTCAAGCATCGACGCCTTAAAAAATCCATCACTATCAGAAACCATAACAGCTTCATATTCCATGGTAAATTCAATACTTGACATAGTACGACGCGCTTCCTTAATATTCTCCACATCCAGAAACGCTTTGGGCAGTAATTGGTAGGGCACTTGGTGTACAGCGTACTTAGTTTTTTCTCCCTCTTCTTTCATAGCTCTCCAATAAGATTTCATTCTACTCCACATATGATTAAATTTGAAATAACCAGATGAGGTCATTATCATCTTATTAGCTGTTTCATCTGCGAAATCATCTTCAGTAGCTAAACCCTGATCTATCAATTCTTGCTGGCGCTGGCGCTCACGTACACGCTGCATGGGCTCAAGTGATACAGCACCCATAGGCCGGACTACCAAATCAATAATATCTGGCGGCATTTGAGCTAACTCATCTATTTGGATCAAATAAAAACGGGACCCACGAATTTTAGCACCGTCAACGCCTACTGGCAATGCTTCAATGAAGCTCCCGTTAGAATAATCTGTACCTTTAAATTTAAGAAAACAAGTATCCGATCCTCGTGTAGGCTTCTTTGCAGTGGCTTCTCTCAATATTGGGGCTCTCTGATAGATTTTCTCAACTTCCGAAAAAATCATCTTAGACTGACGAAAAGACGGTGCAATGAGACCTACCCTATACCCAGGGTATAAAAGTGCATGCAGCGCAGCGTTAACCCCCAATAAGAACGTTTTACCACCACCTCTACCCATAACAGTGATGTCAAAACTCTTAAACCACATATCACGTAAAATAACTCTTTGGATGGGGGCTAAATCTACATTCAAAAGATCATACGCAGCCATTACAGGATCGCTTCTATAATACTTGATCATAGAAGAACCTTGCTCCATAATGAGCTCTAGATTGTCATAAAGGTCTATATTAGCCAACTTACTCCTCTTCTATTATGTCAGCATCCTCATCGTCGCGATTACCTACGAGAAGTTTTGATTTTTTGATTTCCTCCTCGTTCACCAACTTACTGGATGCCCTCTCCATTATCTCCCTTTTCTTCTCCATGTCGAAAGACACTGCCATATCAACTATGGAAAAACCACTATACTTTTTAGGATCTATACGATCCTTTCGTCTAGAAGCTAAATTCTCCTTTAATTTTTCCGTTTGCTTTCTCAGGCGCTCTATGGCAGTAGAAGCATCTATCTGCATAGTAGCATCGCCCTTACTAGCTTTTAATAATCTTATCTCAAGAACTCTGTTCATAGCTATGGACATGATATCATCCATATCATTAGCAGTTAATTGAGATTCATCGAAGTCTTTTAAATAAATTCCTACTAATGCCTCATAAGTAGCCAACTCATCCGGATCGAATATATCAGATGCCGGTATAGTTTTTCTCAACAAATCTTTAAATTTTGGTACTTTTTTTGGCCTGCCCCTCTTTCCCTTTACCATTCTAATCTCCTATATTAAAGAACATAATTCTTTAACCCTGTCCTTGCCAAAAAGTTCTGTAATTTCCTCCTTCAGCATTAATAAAAACTCGGGCGTAGCACTGTGCCCAAAAAGATGTTCTATGTCATTACCTAAACATAATTCTAATTGTTTCAAATAAGTAAGTCTTTTCGCAGTCATAACGTGTTCTGTTTCATCAATAAGATCTCTGTTATCATACACCCAACTGGCAGCTTCTTCCGACACATAGCTATATTCATGTTCAATACTGGCCGCCAAAGAATCTCTTTTTTTAAAGTATTCTATTAAAGATTTAGATATCTTATCCTTAGTTTCTTGAGAATGGTGCGTACCTAATCTCCTAGTTCTTATTTTATCTTTAGTCTCTTTGCTTAATCTATGCCCAAAAGGTCTTCCTCTTCTTTTATTAATTTTAATCTCATCTCCCATATATTTACCCTTCCAAAGCTATGTCATTAATTAAGCATTTTATAAGTCTATCCGATCCAAATAATTCCACAGCTACAACTAATTTATCCCCGTCAATTTCTACTACAGTACAAGTCATGTCTTTAAATGGGGTACTTATTAACTTATAACTATGCCCTTTCTGTACTTCACTACTGGGGACTAAATCCTCATATTTCTTCTTAGACAATATTAAAACATCTTCCATTTCCTTCTGAGAACACTTGCCCAAACAGTCCTTTATCCAGGGATTAGCTTCTATTCTGGCGTGTAATAAGTTACTGTCCTCATATTTAACAAATATATAATTACTAAATAAAGGAACATCCCTAGTCTTTCTGCCCAACTTAGTTTCATATTCTTTAATTACTGTAGGGTAAAAATGCTCCTCAACTCCCTCTAAATTTTCCAAAAAATCTTTCACTCTTTTGTGTCTTTGTTGGACTATAGTCCATACATGCCATGTACCCATAATTCACTCCTTTATCCTTTCGACCTTAGTCGCTTTTTTACAATCAGGACAAGCGTACATAATAGTATTTATAGGAGCTGAAATTATTCTCCCACATTCAACACATTCGAACCATTCGTGTCTTTTCTCTTTGGGCGGTTTAGAAAACTCAAAAGGTAGCTTTTTATAGTCATCAGCTATCTTACTTTCTCTACGAATTTTTTCGTTATGTTTTTTTATTCCACCTTCCGGAACCCATCTACGTGGAGTGGCTCCGGGACTTAGTTCCGAACCCATTTTTAATTACCCTTCCTTTTGTAATCTACACATATAAATTTCTTACTACTAACATAATCAGCAACGTATACACACAATTCTTCCGGTGTATATTCAGAAAGAGGTTTTCTAACTGACGAATGAGTCCATGGACCATAATGGTAGAAAATACCATAATAAATCTTTAGGGCCGATTCTCTGCTAAATTTATCTCTAAATTTTTCCTTATAAATCTCAGCCACTAGCTTGGCCATTATCTGAGGATGGTCCTTTACTGTATGCTCAGAACTCTTTAACCCCCGTTTTGCCATGTCATGCAAAAGCGCTGCTGCGCATATCTCGTCTCTACTATGTTCACAGTCAAGACCACGACTCAGTTCATACGCCAAAGCAAACACCCTTTTAGTGTGAATAATAGTTCCATCCGAACTTAATTCATCAATGGGGTGATATTTACCAGTTGAACTTGAAGGGCAATCTTCAAATACATAATCTGGTGATCTTTTAATACACTCCTCTGTAAATTCTCTAATCTTTGGATTAGATATAAGATTCAATTCATCCTCAAATGTAATCAATCTTTCCTTATAATTCATCCGTAATGCTCCTTTCGACAAAAAATCCCAACATTACCGTGCACGAATGTATGGGACGTCTGTACTCAAATTAACCCTATCTACAGTTATACTTGGACTCTGGGCGTTATGCCCTGGTTGAGGCTTATTTCTCCAATGACGATTAGGTTGGTTATTATATTGCACATCCATATTAGCAAACCGCAAACTATCGTCTCTGGAAAGTGTAGCTTCATACTTTATTCTAATCCAGTATGGTCTTTGAAATGCAGACTCGGGCAGTGCCATATTAGCTTCTCTCCTTTAGGGCCGCATACTCATCAGCACCCTCTTCTTTAGCTTTATCAATTTCTTCTTTGTTAGATTGCATCCAACTCATAATCCCCATTACGAACTCAGGCACCCCATCGCCCTTCCATTCGTAAGAAATTCTCATATACTCATTGTCGCCTCTTTTGATTCCTACACTGGCATACTTGTAATCACCACTTTTGACGATTTCTGACCCGACTATTTCCTCGGGCATAATATTAATATTCAATCCCTTATTCTTTGCCATCCTCTACAATCCTCCCTTTTTTTATCAAGTTCTCTAATCTAATAATCATGTCCGACGTGTCTTCAGCCGCACTAAATAAATCTTCTAAAGTACCACTGTTATTTATCTCTATGTCGAAATAACCCGCTGGCCTATCATCGAGAGCGGTTTCAGATTCGTGCTGCATTCCATGTATTTTATCCGCACTTTCTCTGACAACCTTAATCAAAACGCCTTGGTTATTTTTTACAAACTCACATTCATTTACATGCCTGACATCTGTAATTATCACATTTTCTAGACCAGTCTTTTTCAAATATCTGTCAAGAGTTTTAACCCAAAAATCATAATCTATACGCCGATAAAAACTGCCTAACTCCTGCATTATTTCTCTGGGAGTCCAATAATGCCCGTGTGGAAATCCAGACTTACGAAATCTATTATCTGGTATTTCTCGAATATTTTTTCCTCTTTCCCACAACTGGTCGTCCGATAATTCAAAATGCTCTTTACACATCATTTTAAGTTGTGTAGCAAAAGCTTCTTGTCTAAAATTTCTATCATGCCTTTCCTTTAAACATTCCATTAAATATTTTCCAAAAGTGTCTTTTCCAGATCTTGCCTTTCCATGTATACCTATAATCATATCTTAAGTCTCCTTAAATCTTTAATAGCTTTGTGGACTTCCGTGTCCAACTTTTTAATTCCACTAACAACGCGTTTAGCCGATTCAGTAGCTTTGTCAGCTTCTTTGGCCAGCTCCTCATTCTTTCTGTCTATAGGAATTAATTTTACTATGTATTCTTCACAGGGAACTTCACATTCATATTTTGATTTATAGAATGTTTTTATTTCCCCATCTTCATCAAACTCTATCCAATACTTAAAAAGCATTAGGAAACCTCTATATTCCAATATGCATATTCTATTTCGGACTCAAGAGTTTTAATATCTATTTTGATATTTTCTATCTCTTTAAACAATTCATCCATATCAATACACAAGATACCTATCCTGTTCTTTTCATAAGCGCCGGCCATCAAGTTTTCAAAAGTCTCCAACTTGGAATCCATCGCATTTCGAACAGCTGTTGCATCTAATAAACTTAATTTAGTGTCGTTGACCTTAATTGAGGCTTTCGCCTTTGCCCTCGCTATAGTAACGGAAAACTGTTGGTACTTCTTATACAATTCTTTTAATTCTTCCAATCTACCTTCAATTAAGGTTTTATTTATTTTAAATTCCGTTTTATCTTGAACAACCATGAGAGAGTATAAATACTCCTCAAGACTGTCTATAGACTCTTTTATGTAATCCTTTTCCCTAATTGCCTCTGCCAAAAGCATGAATAATCTCCTTTACTCGGGAATTACTTCTTGCGCCTGTATACCTTTGTCAGTTTCGATCAATGCAAAGGTAACATCTTGCCCAGCTCGAAGAGTTTTATAACCTTCCATCTGGATGTATGAGTAGTGAACAAAATATTCATTAGCTTCATCTCCATCTTTCAGTACAAACCCATAACCACGCTCAGCATTAAACCACTTCACAGTTCCACTCACTCTTTCATCTGACATAATACTAAAACCTCCTCCCAATTAAATTACTGAGGCCCATAGGGCACTCATCTATATTATAGAATATTTTACTAAATTTGCTAGATAACTATTATAAAACGGCGGCCATTAAACACCCATGGGCTACACAAGTCATAGGGTCTTTAGCTCGACGAATTCCTTTTATTTGAAAAGGAAATTGCTTCTTGGCAACTTCACTTATAAATTTTTCAACAAAATTATCAGCTAAAGTCAGTCCGCCAGAAACTACAATGGGAATCGGTTCTCTAAATGCTGGAAGTTTAGACCTCTCCAATTCGTAAGCAATGTTATCCAAAGCATAATTCATTAAAACATCATAATAAACTACTAAAGCTTCTTGAATTTTGCCCTCAGGCTTCAATAAATCTACTACAGCTTCTTCTTTTTCAATCTGAACTAGAGAAGCGTTTAAATCCAAAGCCTTGCCAACAGAGCTATCTATCCAGTCGCCGCCTTTAGTTAATGAAAATTGAACTATAGGGTCGCCTTCATAACAAACTACAGAATTGACCATTCCTGCCCCAAAAGAGAGGCACATACCGGTCAAATTATCATCCAGCAACTCCGAAAAAGCAATTGCAAACCCCTCATTCAAAGGTTCTGGAGTAAACCCCATCTCTCTTAAATATGTTTTCATCATTTCAGCGTGGTAAAAAATATCAAAATCACCGTCAATAGGTTCGGCAGGAATAGAAAAAATAAGTTTATCATTTTCTAAACCTTGTCCTATTAAACTTTGAATAATAAGTTTAATCATAGGTAAAGACGCCTTTTCTCTAGGAGATAATACCCCTCTTCTCATAGGACGCCTAGCTTCCAAATTTCTCTCGTTAGCCATATGTAAAGCATCTTCTCCAACTACAATAAAATCGTTGCCGTCTATAATAAAATTAGCTTTACGACCCTCTAAAGACATCTTAATACTCTTACGATTAACTTCTGACTTGGGGCTTATCCTGAAAAAAGCGTCACGTTGTTTTTTGTAAACCGGTTTTCCTTCTTCGTTCATCATAGCCGAAACTAACATGTTAGTTCCTATATCTAGTCCTACTCCTTTAATACTCATAATAATTCCCTCCTTATAATTTCAATAAATTCCGCAGTTTAACTAAGTCGCCATCCATATCCCTACCTGACGATTCATTCACTGATTTTTCTTCCTTTATGTTTATGTGGGAATCTAACTTAGGTTCTTCTTTCTTTTCTATAGGATCTATAAAAATTTTATCTTCAAGTTCTGGACGATTCTTACCAACAAGGGATTGTATAGACCCATCAGATATACGTTCATATATTTTATCCATTTTTACTTGTAAATTAGTATATATATCTTCCTTAGTTTTTAATAATTCTTCCTTCGCCGATAGTTCTGATGTAAGTTTAATAATTTCTAAATCTTTTTCTGTAAGCTTTTGCCTAGCTGTTTCAGAAATATCTGGAGTTTCAACTAATTGAGTTTTTAATCTGTTAATATCAGCGTGTGCATTAATTAATTTTTCTTCAGCACTTTTAGCTTTTTTTCTGACTTCTTTAAGCTGATCATTTAAATTTCTCAAACCACTTTCATATCTTTCTTTTTCGGACTCTCTAGTAAATTCAACAGCAGCTTCTATCCTGGCTTTGACTTCACCCAAAGGTAAATATTGAGACAGGTCTACTTCTGGTTCTTTGGGCTTTTCAGTTCCGGGGCCTACCATAGTGGGATGTAACCCGCTTTCTGCTTCCACTGTACGCTTAGCTCTCTGCTCTTGTACCAAACGCTGTCGCAATTGAATGTCACGAGGGCCGCCACGACTAAGGATTCGTCCAGGTTTCTCTTTATTATATTTGATTCTTGTCATATTAATTTCTCATATCTAGAACTTCATCAATAATTCCATATTTTTTAGCTTCTTCTGCACTCATATAACAATCTCTATCTAAATCCTGTCTAATTCTTTTGACCGATTTTTTAGTAATTCTAGCCAGCTCCTCTATCATTTTCTCGTTCAAAAACTCGGCTTCTTGCACCCTTATTTTCATATCCTCTATATGACCACTAGCTCCGCCGGAAACTTGGTGCAGCATGATTCTGGCATTCTTTAATGCACGCCTTTTTCCCTTAGCTCCAGACGCTAAAATACATGCAGCTGCGCTGGCAGCCTGACCAACACAAATAGTGCTCACATCAGGTTTCACGTAATTCATAGTATCAAAAATAGCCATTTCAGCAGACACGTATCCACCTGGACTATTTATATACATTATAATGTCCTTATCTGGATTGTCTGCTTCTAAAAATAGTAATTGAGCCACTACTGAGTTAGCTAAATCCTCCGTAAAAGTTTTGCCTATAAATATTATCCTATCCTTTAAAAGCCTTGAATATAAATCATATACTTTTTCCTTATTTCCTACTCCTTCAATCACATAAGGCACACTCATAAATAATTCCTCCATAATTCTAAAGATTTACTATCTATATTATAGAATATTTTTATAATTTTGCTAGATATTAGGGCGAAGGCCATTCAGTTAAATTCACAGAATCTCCGGTATCTATAGCTGTTACTTTTCCATAAGATAATGTTTCGCCAGTTCCAGTAATGGTTGCGAAAAGGTGCATATCTGCACTACCAGTTCCAGAAACTACTGGTGTACCATAGTCCACATCCACAGATGTTACGGATGGATCAAATGCTGGAAGGGTATCACCATGCCAAGATTTTACTTCTACCTTTACATTACCAGTATAACCACCCGTCCAATCATGGTCAATGTTATTACTCCAACCGGGGCTCCATCTGAGTGAATACCAATGATCCCCATCCCTACGTAACGCTATGCCAGCAGAATTCCAAGCGGCTCCCATAAATATATTACCCATATCAGTTTCTACACCATCTACTACTTTAATGGTGTGGATATATCGACCTTGACGCACGTAAATACGTCCTCCGTTTTGCCTCTCTAGATCTAATATACTTATTTGGAGATACCAATTACTAGAATTATTTTGACCAGTTAGATCAATAAGCATTTCCATTCTGACATTTCCACTAAGTACATACCTACTTCTCATCTCATGTCTAATTGTCCCACTAATAGCCACATGATCTAAATATAAATTATTACTTTGTATCTCAGGGCTTCCTTGTAAAATTTGCCATCTATCTGCATCTGGTGGGGCTCCATTTGTACCACTAAAAGTATCGTCTAAAGTAGCTATGTAAGGTTGTGGATGGCGCATAACTATAGAATAAGACCCACTAATATCTCTATACCCTAAGTATTCATGCTCGGTAAAAACACTAACCCTAGCATTTTGATTTGTTGTTCCTGATATTTTAACATTACCCATAGTTTCCCTCTATTTTATGGCCACGGATATTCATTCAAATTTACTGATTCTGTGCTCTCCGCGGCTTCTACTGATCCATAACAAGATGTTTCACCAGTTCCGGTAACGGTCGCAAAAATATTTAGCATAACAGCCCCAGAAAGAACTGGGTCACCAGTAACAGTATACATATACGTTACGTGCGGATCAAACGCAGGCAACCCCACATTATGCCAAGATTTTATTTCTACTTTTACATCATTAGTAGTACCGGTAAAATTATGCCCTATGTTATTATACCAAGTGGCCCCACTTTTTCGCCCGGATGTCCAACTTGAACCACTTCTAGAAAGTCTCACACCAGCACTATTCCAAGAGGCGCCCATATTCAAATCGCCCTCTTGAGTATCCGAGCCTCCACTTACACTAAAAGTTCGAACACGTCTACCGTACCTTGCATAAATTCTGCCGCCATTTTGTCCTGCTGCATCAATTACACTTAATTGTAAATACCATCCATTAGTATTATTTTGCCCAGTCAAATCAAAAGGTAAATCGATTTGAAAATTTCCAGTAAGTGTAAAAGTACTTTTTATTTCATGAGTAACCCCACTACTAGCTACATGCTCTAAATATAAATCATTATTGTCTATTACAGGATCTCCCTGTGAAATATTCCATATAGTAGAATCTGGCGGATCGCCGTTAGTACCATTGAAATCATCATCCAAAATAGGGTCAGGCCGAGTTTCAGGTATAACTATTGAATAGTCACCAGCTGTTATATCTTTATATCCTAAAAACTCTTCGTATTCTGAAGTAGAGTCAGGCGCTGTATAAACAAAAACTCTAGCATCTTTTGCACTTGTTCCCGATATTACATGAGTAACTGGCATGTTTTTTCTCCTAGTTTAATCAAAAAGATCTACACCACCACTACTAGGCGGTGTGTAAGATCCAGTAAAAGTAAAATTTACAGCATCTCCTTGTGGAGGAGAATACCCAGATGATATGGTTATCCCCATAAATTTATCTAAATTAGAAACATCTATTCCCATTATTTTAGACAAATTACTTGCTGTAGTCCCTAAAATTTTTTCTACGTTTACCATAGTTATTTATCCTCTTTAAGATACTCTGTGAACTGTTAAATATGTTTCAGCTGCTCCGGCATCAAACGCACCATTTGAACCCAACGTATGCCGGCCCCAAAGCTCAACATAATCATTTGCGGCTAAATAAGCCAACTTGCTAATAGGTATGCCGGGAGAAGATGTGCCGCCAGTATCTATGGTTGCATGTGCTATACGAGAACCATTTACATAAATAGCTGTTTGCACTGTGTCTGCATCCCCCATGCCCTCATGTCCAACGCAACCATTAATCTGATAGTATCCGGCAGTATTAGCAGTAAATCTGTGGTTTGTATCCTTGTCAAATTCACCAAGGCCGTCAAAAAGCTCTGTGTCCAATTCAACTTTAGTCCAGGTTGCGGTTACCACGCCTGTTTGATTTGTTCCAAGATACACACTTACCCTTGAACTAAAGCCAGATCCAGAACCCGAGCCGTCCTCTGAAATTTTCCAGAACTCGGCTATAGTGTAAATATTAACACCAAAACTATGACCTACGCCTAAACCATATGTGATTTGATCATTTGTACATTGATGTTGAACTTCTAATGCCTTACTTGCTGCAATTGTAAATCGTCCTGATAGGTGTGCTCTCGTTTGGGTGTTATCACCATCATCACAAAATGAATTTTGTCCTACTAATACTATTTCCGAATCTGTATCATTGTACAATTGAAGTGCATGCTTGTCTACTTTATACGCTGGTGCAGAAATACGACATTCATATGTACCAGCATCTAATGTTATTTGATTTGAGGAAATAGAACATATTCCGTCTGGATCACTGTCCTCTGTGTTTATTACTCGTGTTCGCCAAGCACCTGATGTAAAACCACCACCATTTGTTCCTGATGATTGATGTTCTGACACCATCACGTACGAAGAGTTCTCATGTGCTGAGCCATGCTCAGAGGCAGCGGTTATCTTTTGAACTGCCAGGTATGAAAAAGCCCCTCCCGCGATTACATTTAGGGCTGCGGTATAGTTTTGAAAAATACATATTTCGATATAATCACCAACAGCAAGTTTAAGTGGTAAAGTCACGACTGACTTTGCATCAGTAATAGCCCCCACTCCGTAGCTTGTGCCATAAAATGCGATGGTACCATTAAGATATATAGCAATAAGCGCTGTATAAGTGTCTGGAAGATTATCCAAGGTAACCATAGAAGTAACGTTATAAACACCGGCTACCTTTGCTGTAAATCTATAATTGGTAGTGTTATCAAATTCAGATTGATTATCATAAACCTCTGTATCAAATTGAACTTTAGTCCAGGTATTTTGCGTAATACTTTGAGTTGTACTTCTATATACACGACAACCAGATGAATTTCCAGTTGCTGAATCAACATAAGTTTTAACTGCTTTTTCTGTAGGTACGGCATTATCACTGTCCCCATCCAGGGCACCGTCAGTTGAAAACTCGTTGATACTAGTCCCGGCGGCAGCTTCTATATAATTAGTCTTTATATTAGCAATACCTACCCAACCATCCATAAAACCAACAGACATATTTGACTTTAGATCAGACATTGCTAATGGGGTACTCCAACCACTTCCATTATAATACCACCAATCTGCGTACTCCGCTTGTAGACCCCGCGTAACACCTCTAGTTTCTGCCGCATTCCAAACACCTAAAGTTGTTTTTACATCAAGTGAGTTTGAAGGTGTCATTCCACCGATACCAACCTTGCCACCATCCTCTATAAAAATTGCAAGAGTTCCAGCATCGTCTTTTAGACTCAAACCACTACTATCTATAGCTTTTATTTCATTTACCCCTAAATCTCCTGATGCTATTTTCAAACCGTCGCCAGACATAGATATAACTTTAGTACCATCCATGTATATACTGTCACCGGTCAAGTACAAATCTTTCCAAGGTAGTGCATCTGAACCTAAATTTTTGGTCCCAGAAGTTGCTGGCACAACATCATCATTACACTTAATAACTCCACCATCTTCTATAAGAATACCACCCGATCCGGAGTCGTCTCTTAGATATAACCCACTAACATCATGCGCTCTAACCTCATCAGTAGTGATGTAAATACCATCGTACATATCTAACGAGGTAGCAGTAAGTTCTGCTTTAGTAAAATTATTCACTCTAAGATAAATAGATTTACCATCAGCCGCATTTACAATCGAAACACCCAAATTAGTGTGTTGAAAACCAAAACTAGTGCTGTCAGCTTTATCCTTGTGAGCAAAAGTAGCTATATCACCTGGGGAACCGTTGTACCCTATATGTGCTTTACCAATTATAGCGGATTTGTCTTCGCCTGAAAAAATTTCAGCCTCTGTAGCAGACACGTTAGTACCTATAACCTTAGACCCATTCATATATATACTATCACCAGTCATATATAAATCTTTCCACGGCATAGCAATTGAACCTAAATCTCTAGTTCCAGAAGTTGCCGGTAAAACATTTCCATTTATTTTCAACAGGTTATTATCAAACTCACCATAAATAAGTGGTGTAGCGGTATTAGAATTAGAAATATAAAGCTTATTAGATCCAGTTTCGTTGTAAGCAGCTTGATGACCTATAAAAACATTTCCAGTACCAGAAATGCTGAGCCCAGCTTGGTAACCTATCACTACATTATTAGAATAAGAATTACCTGAAGATCCATAACCAGCTGAGTAACCAACAAAAACATTATGCTCTCCAGTTACATTGTAATAACCACTAGCTCCACCAACCGACACACTACTAGCACCAGAAGTAGAATAATAACTAGAATGTGCTCCAATAAATGTACCACCATTGGCTGTAGTTGATTTACCAGCATTAAAACCAACTGCTGTTACATTTAATCCTGTCTGGTTATCCATACTAGCCCTATATCCAACAGCTACATTCTGGGAAGCAGTTCTTTGAGAACTAGCAGCTTGGTATCCAATAAAAACACAATTACTATATGAGTAAGGTGATCCAGCACCAGCGCCGCCACTTTGATACCCTATACTAACATTACCCGTACCAGTTTGGTTGTGATAACCAGCATAATACCCTATGCCTACATTATACTCACCAGACGTTATATTTCCACCAGCTTGACTACCTGCAAAAGTGTTTTCTGTACCAGAAGCTGCAACATGTAAAACATATTGCGTATGATCGTCATCAGTAAGACCAGTTAATGCGCCGTGGTCTGTTACTCCCCCACCACCAGCAAACCACTCCATACCACTCGTAGTAGTATATTTTAAATAATATCCATCTACAGGACTATTAGATATATCTAACTTAGATTCAGAAACAACCCCATCAGCTATTTTAACACCGGAGATAGTACTGTCAATAAGTTTTAAGCCAGTTACACTGTTATTTTTTATATCTTCAGCGCTAATAGTAAAGTTTCTTAACTGAGATGCACGTATAGTTGTGTTTCTGTCAGCAATCATTGTATTTTCCTATTTATAAAAACTTTTTCATCAACATCAGCTTTCTAAATAAAATTCTATATTTGTAACATAATAGGTAGTATTAGGACTTGGGCTCCAATTCCAATAAAGCCTTCCCATATCCACACCAGACCAAGAAAGACTAACCTCTTGTAAAGAACTACAAGGTGAAGCTGCACACATACTAACGCCCTCACCTGAAGGATGTAATGTCATAGTATCAGATGGAGACCCAGTAAAAGTACATCTTATCTTTGTGGGCCTATAACCCTGATACCAAGACCCAGTAACTTGTAATCCAGCTTGGGTAGGTCCAGTTAAATCCAACACCCATCTACTATTACCAGAATCCCAACTAGCATTCATCCAATTTTGCCAGTAATTATTATCAAAATATTGGGTCCACCCAGTATCTAAAGTAACATCCATAAAAGAACTAAGATTACTCTTATCAACTTTTAATATTTTACTAATATTACCTATCTCTATAGTACAAATTTTGCTTATATTTGACATAATCTCTCCTTAGATACACTAAATAAGATAGCTGAACTAATTCTACAGAACTATTCTAAGTACCTAGTTTAAACTCAGAGATATTCCTATAAGATATCTTAACTAGGCGCTCGAACAGTGTTATTTTTTTGTTAACAATTATAATTACGCTACTTCAGCTGTGGATAAATCAGGAGAGAAAAATAACCTATCAGCATGCGTTGCGTAACCCACTACCTGAACTTGGTCACCAGTCCCACTCACTGCGGTTTGTGTCAAAGCTCCAGCTGTAGTATCTACATAGAGTAGTCCGCCAGGAGTCCAGTTCCAATTATCATTTCTTATATATCCAAGATGTAACACTTCCTTAGATCCAGTCCCGGTTTCCAAAGCTAGAGCTGTACAAGGCATAGTGGATGATGCATCAGCATCAGCTTCATCATAATTACCGTCACCAGCCATATATAGAGCAGACCCAACGCCAGTACCGTTAGTATCTACAGTAACAGTAGATTTAATTCCACTAGCATCAAGATCATCTGGTGTAGGATTCAATTCCATATTTTCTGCTACACTAGCGCCAGCCAAACCAGACGCAGTCAAATAATTAGCTAACAAAATATCCCCTGATTCAGGAGCTGTAGCAAAAGTAATAGTGAGACCTGATAAACTATAGTCGTTACCTCCACCCGGTTCCTGCATTAAACCATTAAGAAAAACAGTCAAACTATTAGTAACAGGAGTATTAGCTAAAGTATAATTGGTATTAGACCCGTTTATCAACCCACTAGGTACTTCATTACAAAGCATACCGCCTAAAGTTTCCCACTCAAACTTACTTTGGGAACTATTCCATGTTAACACATATCCATCGGTAGGCGTATTATAAACGTCTAATTTAGCCTCAGTAACTACTCCATCAATAATATGAGCGCCAGATATACTAGTATCGCTTAACTGCTCTCCACGAATTTGAGTATTAAGACTCATTTCTTATACCTCCAATTTTAGTTACATTGCAATGTAATACAAATTCACTAAAACCCAAAACTGTTATTTCTTTTTAGTCGTAGTTCTTTTATTTGTGGTCTTTCTCTTAGTTACTTTTGGTTTACTTTTTTCCTTTTCTATTTCTTTTTTTGCCTGTTCTTCTTTTGCAATTCTTTGTGCTTCTTCGGCAGCTTTCCTTTCCTGCTCAGCCATTTTATCGGCTTCGACTACTAATTCGTCTAAAACTAAAAGAATTCCGTCGAGTTTCAAAATCTGTTTTCTTACGTTTTCTTGCTTTTGCTTTATTGATTCTATCTGATTATCTAAAGAATCTATAACTTCATACCCATGTTTTCTTTCTTTATCAGCCCAGTCTCTTTTTGCTTTAACTATATTCCTTAATCTCATATCATCATTCCTCCTTACAGCTTCCATACGCCTTAATGTTCTTTCCATTTTTTCCCTCTTTTCAGGGGGAAGTCTATCCAACATTTGTCCTTTCAATCTCATTTTATAACACCTCTGAATAATTTTGAGGTAGGGCGTAGCCCTACCCCATATTTATTATGATTGTGTAACATAATGAATAATCAATATATCATTGGTAACAGGAGCAACAGTAAAAGAAATTCCTGAAGCAGTAGCAGTGTAATCTTTACCTGCGCCTTTTTCCTGCACTAAACCATTCAAATATACCTGTAGTGAATTAGAAATTGCATTTGAATCCAACGCAAAGTCGGTTGTAGCACCGTTACAATTACTTGATTCATTTTCCAATTTGTAATCACTTTCAGTTATACCAGATGCGGTGACGTCTGCCCACTGCATACCATTAATCGTATCATACTGTAGGTAATAACCGTCTACTGGAGCATTATTAATATTCAATTCAGCTTCAGCAATACCTGCATCCTTAACAGTTACTACACCAGCAGCCACAGCAAAATTATCAGGGCTAAACTGAGCAACACCCAGACCACTTGTTGTAGCAGTGTCAACCACAAAATTCAACTTACCAGGAGCACCATCAACATAAGTTACGTCGATATTAGTTTCAGTGTTACCTGAGACCATTGCACCTACAAGATCTTCTATATTATCCTGGCGATTAGTTACTAACCAAGTGTAATCAGTACTGGTCAAATGGTAATACTCATTAGCAGTACCACCTTGAAGCCCACTTAAAACGTTGTGATTTGTAGTAGAACCAAACTGTACCCAATCAGTGCCATTATAAACATACAGAGCATCCTCATCTTCTACCCAAGCTGCAGTACCCTCAGTAGGTATTGTCTCTGTCCATGAAGATACGTTCCACTCATAAATATAATCATCTGTCCAAGTTCCAGAAGTTGAAGGAGCAATGTATCTGTTAGTACCAGATGCAGATGCATCTCCATATTCTGTGGTTATACTTAGCACAGAGTCCTGCCAGTCAAGTCCTTGAACTAAACCATCAACATACCCTTTAGTAGTCAAGTGGGCAACAGCCGTTGGAGTTACACCACCAACTGTGCTACTAAATGCTCTAGTACCGTCTACAAGTGAATATTGTGTATGATCGTCGTCGCCTAATCCCAATAAACCACCATGATCAATTGATCCACTACTTACAGCTGCGCCTACATAAGTTACCACCGCCTGTTCTGTAGGTACAGCATTATCACTATTACCAGCCATAGTACCATCAGTTGAAAATTCGTTGATACCTGTTCCTAATGATCCGGACGCTGTTCCAAAGGCTAAGTTAGCAATTCCAACCCAACCGTCCATGAAACCAACACTGAGATTTGCTTTTGTGTCAGAAACGGCGAAGGGAGTTGACCAACCAGAACCATTGTAATACCAAATATCTGTATATTCTGCTTGTTGATTTACTGAAATACCTCTTGTCTCACCGGCATTAAAAAGACCGAATCCGGTCCCGGCAACATATAGTGAGAAAGCCCCAGGATCAGCTCCTATACCAACAGCCCCACTGGTAGTTATGTCGTTACTACCAGTATACCAATCTCCAGATAATTCTCTAGTTCCGTCTGTAAATAAATATTGTGGATGATCATCATCACTCAGACCTGTCAAATTACCATGATCGATTGCTCCACTAACACCTACAGCGGTATCAACATACCCTTTAGTTGTAAGGTGATCTGTCTCAGTAGGATCAACACCACTTACGGTTCCTGTAAATGCCCTAGTGCCATCTACCAAACTATATTGAGTATGGTCGTCATCACCTAAACCATTCAAACTACCATGGTCAATGGAACCAGCATTCGCTTGCAGAGTATCACCAACTATTGTGATAGTAGTACCATCTACATTCACTTGCATGACTCCGCCAGATATGGTTAATCCGTCGCCGGCAAAAGCTTCTTTAATTTGCGCGCCTCTAATCGAAGTATTAAGAGCCATTAATAATTTACCTCCTCTTATTTATTGTTCTATATAACTCGCGAGTAAAATATCATTTACTTCTAATGCTAATGCAAAAGTAACAATCTGTCCTGAAATCGTGTAATCATTTCCTATCCCTGGTTCTTGTAATAAACCATTTATATAAATCTGTACAGTATTATCGACTGGGCTATCAGGTAGTGAAAATACTTGAGTTCCACTGACTGTACTAAGATATTGGTTATATTTAAATTTTGATACATCCACTCCGGATGAAGTAACACCTGATGCAGTAATTCCTGTTAAATCAGAGCCGTCTCCATGAAATGTTCCATAAAAATCACCAGCATAAATACTTCCCGTTCCCGAAATGGTGTTATTTAAAAATTCATAATCTACTTTATTATTGTCCAACCATTCCAGCGCATCCTTCACCGATGCTCCTGAAACTGTTGAATCATTAATTATTTGACTCGCGGATAAAGTCCCACTAAACGTAGATAAATCATCCGCAGTTTGACCTATATATCTATAAGCCTTTATTTTGAAAGCTGAATCATCCCAGCCATAGCCACCAGGATCATTATCAAAAGTCAAAATACCCAATTCATAATCAAAAAACCAACTACTACCATCTGTTGTGGGAATTTCAACATTACTACCATCATAAACCCTTACAGTATATCCTTGTCCATATCTAGGCGTTATAAAATCACCTATCCGTGTAGATACCGGATATTCCGCCAACCAACTACGTTGATTATTTACTGTAATATCTTCCTGTAAAGTAAGCGTGTTATGAATTTCAATAGTCGAAGTTCCACTAGCCGGTGGTGTAGAAGGGATGTCCCCAGTCCATACATCTGATCCCTTAAGCTTAAAGGGAATGCCAGGAAACTCCTCATACCATTCCTTTGCCGTCGTGGTATATTCTCTATTTACTATCTTCTTAAAGACAAGATCGAGCTTATCTGCCATTAATCAAAACTCCATTACCAATTCACACTCATACCACTTATATATCTATTGGTATTTCTGAATGTTATTTTAACTATAATTATACCCCCAGAATTTGCTGTACTAAAAGTTCCAAAAGTTAAAGATAAATCGTTCCCAGAAGCACTCACCTGACACCCATCACCATCGCTTCCAGTAAAATCTCCTGAACTAAAAGGTTTACCCGCATCTAACCAACCGGTTTGAGTAGGAAGTTTAATTTCTACATTTACATCACCAGAACCTACCTGACCTACTTGTGTAGCTACATTCAAACCATTTAAAGTTAATATCACATTACTGTGAGCGCTTGAATCATAAAAACCCCTCAAATATAATTGGTTGCCTGAAAACCCGCTACTATAGTCTGGATTTCCAGTCGGTAAAGTACTACTCAAATCATGGTTTGGATACTGAACTCGTTCGTTATAAACTAAAGATTGTCCATTAACTAATCCACTAGATGAAGTCCAATGACCAGTTAAAGTTGGAATAGAATCATAATTTCCATTGACTAATCTGTAATTCTCATCCCTAAAATATTCTATTTTCGCGGTACTTACGTTTCCATACCCGCAGTATAATCTGTTTTCTGAGGGAGTTGATGCATTTACCGTACTTTTCCAAGGATGGTATAGATAAGATGTTAATCTAGTATCCAGGTCATAATAATTAGATCTGTTCGCAGTTATAGTTTCATTTACAGTGAATGAGTCGGTGTATGCTGGGGTCGCTCCGGGGTTTCTAATTATATTGCTTGATTGACCCTCAAATCTGTATATGGACACATTCGACACATGATAACACTTTCTATAAACATTTGCGCCGACATAATTAATATCAAATGTGTCATTGAGTGAATAGTATCTCACTCCGGAAAGATATTTGTTAGAATTAATTGTGTTCTCTACAATAGTAGGTGAGGTAGAAAAAGATAAAGCATTTGTATCATCATCGTACCAAAGCTTAGATTCATTGGTTGATTCATCGGTAGGAAGGTCATGAGTCATTACAAATGAATTGTACCCCTCATCCATACTGGTTACCACTAATTCCGCATTCATGCGCTGCCAAGCATTGAAACTGTTATGCCAACCACAATGGGTTACTTCCAGAGTACCCTTACCATTTGTGAAGTTGACTATAGCATTTGTACATGGATCGCCTGTGCCTTGATTATCCCACGTGGTTAAATCCTGAACTGCCGGGCCCTCCACAGTACCGTCAAAATTGACCACAATATCCAAAGTGGCTACAGTGGCTAAACCAGCCCCTCCCTCATTGTGTTTAGCTACTAAGGAGCCTTCATCTCCTTTACTAAATCGGCTAGATGGATTAGCTGAAGATAGGGTTATATTATCATATTCAAGTATAGTAGTAATTGTATCACCGGCAGATTTGCCATCTTGATACCAATCTGAAATTAAACCGGTAGGAAGTTTACCAGTATGAAAAGATCTATTAGGAACTAAATTTGTACCATCAAGGCCATCAGGCTGAGCTGGAGCAAGGTCAGCCAAAACCTCATTAATGCCATCTATGGAATCATTAATCTTAGTAGTGGGAGTAAAATCTAGTAAACCGTCATCCCAAGAACCATCGGTTGGCCATCCCAACACATCGCTGCCGCCAGCCCCGGCTCCTCCTCCAGGAGATGGCTTGGTAATTATAACTGGCATTCTTTCCTCCTCCAAAGAAAATCTTTTGAATCAGCATTCATGTGCGTAGCACAAAATTATTATTGTACTTATTAAGCTTGTATTTATTATAGGGCCATATTCGGCCCGGGGCCCAGGCCATATTTGGCCTGGCTACGGGGCCATATTCGGCCCGGCTATTGATTATTTTCGAGATAAATCTTCCAGAAAAGTTATTTCTTTTTCTTTGTTTTCTATTTTGTCATGCACAATAAATCCCAATACGTATATGTTTTTGATATCATTATATTTCTTATCTCTTGGTGACTTTGGTATGTATTTAGAAGGTGTAGTGAACACTTGTATAAGTCCATGTTTTTTCAAATGATTCAAATAACGCTTGGCACTACTTTCTGAAATATCACAATTTTTCGCAATAGTTTTAATACTCGGCGCACAAGCGAGCTGGCCTCTACAATAGTAATTTTCATATACATTGTAATTATCACTAGTTGTAGGAGCTCTAATTATACTTCTCCATAAATAATCGTAAACGGTTTTAGGGCCCTTAAAGGCTTCTATATACACATTACTTTTCATAACCCACTTTGGAATACGTTGTTCGTAATCATCTCCAGTATAAGATTTTTTCTGTTCTTTTGTTACTGGCAATAATTTCTGATTTTTGTTAAATTCCACCATAATTCACATCCCCATATTTTATTTTATGTGACTGAAAAAAGGAAGCGTTACTGTTTCTTCTTCTCTTTCAATGTAATGAGAACATTCAATAGTCGCTTCCCCGTCTATATCCATCTCCGTCAACAAGCACTGGTTTGAAATTATTATGTTATCTTCGCCAGCAACCATAGTATTGCCATCAGCGTCCTCATATTCTTCTGGACGCATAGGCATGAAAACTCTTCTAAATCTATACTTACAATTCTTACATAGATTCCCCTGGTTTTCTGTCATAGTCTTTCCGCCGTTGTATTAAAGATCTGTGTACAGCTTCTTCTTCCTTCTGTCCCTCAATCTTTCCTTCGGCTTTAAGTCTTTTTATCTTGGCATTGATGGAATCTGCTGTTCTATCTCTACTTGAGAGCGCCTTTAGACCATCTTTTAATTCTTTTATAGTCATAATAGCATAACTGTTAATCAGAAATTCTTCCTCTTTCATATGCCATCCTTTTCGTTTCATAACCGTCTCCTTTAATTAATTGATAAACCCTCTATTATTATATGGTTAGTTAATCATCGCTTAAATAAATTTTGGGCATTTTACCCGCTTTTTCAATACGATCCTCTCGCTGGATTGCCCAATTTAGATACACTGTTTCCCACTCATCATAAGAAATCTTTCTTTTGGGGAGTTTAGAAGTTTTAATGTAATCCTTAAATTCTTCCATTTCTTCTGTTTTCTCCTGTATAAATAATAATATATATTGATCTATGTCCAACATGACATACCTACTTATACAATTTATTTTCCAATTTCTCTATCTGCCTTTGCATCATTTCTATTCTCTCTTCCAATAATTCATTATTTGGATCTGACGCTAATTGTTTTTCTAACAGGTATTTACGATCTCGCAAAGCATCTAATCTACTCATGTCATTATCTCTTTGCATAGCTTGGAATGATTGTTGTACGTCTTTGAAAGTTTGTAATGACTCTTTAGATATTTCTTCTTTTACTTTTACTATCTTTGATACGATGGTATTATTCATAGCTTTGGCTTCTTCTGTGTGAAAATACCTATCTTCCACATAGAAAATTCCTCCTACTAACATACCTAAAACCGTTACTCCTATTGCAACCCATTTAACCATAATTCTACCTCCTTTACTTCATTATACCATTAACTATCGTAAAATTATCAAAATCTCCAGTTGGACTTGCGCCAATACGTTCCATTTTCAATCTAGCAATAAAATCAACATCTCCAACAGTTCCGGTCTTTAAAACAGTCCATCCCCCAGTCCCATCTTTATAATAAAGAGTAACTACTGATCCTTGGTGTACTATTCTCACTGATCCATAATCATTATTTCTATCCACTACAGTAGTTGTACCCCAAGAGCCGTTATGTCTTATATTTCCAGAAAATTTATTAGCGTTGGATGTATATGCCACTCTAATAAAACCATCTTCTTGAGTAGCACCATCATACAGTTGGAATACAAATGAATTATTATTATAACTGTCGTGAGCAAAATCATTAAAATCTACTTGAACATCACAACTTCCAGATATAGTGAACTTACTTGTAACAATTCTTTGAGCAGAACAACTTTCAAATCTAAGTTCATTATTTTGGATACTAACTTGACTTGGAGCGTTTGTCCAATATGTGGGGTTTGGAGGATCCCCGTTTGTACCTGTAAATTCATCTAAAAATACATATGAGGCTGATATATCTGATCCCATAAATTTTGATAAATTATTTATATCTACAGTAAATATCTTAGATAAATCAGATACGCTTTTAGTCATTAATTTATTTATCGAGTTCATTAGTTCTCCTGTTTATACTCCTCAAGCAAAAGTATTTCTGTAGGAGCGGGTATTTGTGGTAAATCTTCTGGGATATGATGTTCTTCTTTTTCCTCGTACCACTTAAGAAGTTCATCTTGATTAGTTAATTCATTAGCCACCCTCGTTTTTATATCTTTTGGTAATGCGTGTAAAAATTCAAAGGTACTATTTCGTAACCTGCCTGATGTTATCCAATCTATAACTGCCATTTCTTTTATTTTAAATTCCCACATATCCATATCTAACTGGTGGCGTTTTTCATCTGTAAGCTCACCAATTGTATCTTTAAGATAAGCTGCTTGTTGGTAAAACCTTGAAAACTCTCGTTTTGTATCTTTTATTACTCTTGTCGATTCTTCCATCAACATAACTTTTTCTTTGTAATCTACTTCTGCTCTACGTTTTTCAAATCCCTCAGAATTTCCTATTTTTTCTTTTAGTTCATCTATATCTATTTGCAGCCTTTCATTACCACAAGTTAATTCACGTAGTCCTCTAAACCGTTTATACAACTCTCTCAATGATTGTTTATATTGTCCATATAACGTCCCGCCAGCTCTAGTTGTAACAAAATAATCATCCTGAAATTGACTCATACCTGTCTGGTGATCGTTAAGTAACTCTTTAAGTTTATTCATCTCACTTTTCCTATTAATAGTTTATATACCAGTCGCTGTTAAATTATTTCTGGCCGGTGTTGGCGCATCCGTTTTTGATGTCCATGTATCCGGATCGTATTCATCAGTATCGAGTAGTCTTCCTCCTGAAGATGCCCCACAAAGAGCATACCCTTTACTTGCAAATCCAACCGCTGCAAACATATTTCTGGCCGGAGCAGGTGCGTCTGTTTTTGATGTCCATGTATCCGGATCATACTCATCCATATCTTGCATATAACTTGAATGATCCCACCCACAACAACTATAGCCTTTATCATCTATTGTTAGAGCGGTGTGCCAATATCGTGATGGGGCAGGAACATTAGTTTTTGAAGCCCAGCTATCTGGGGTATATTCATCGTTGTCGGTAATAGGCCACGGTGCTCCACCAAAAATGTATCCTTTACTAAGTATTGCTGTTCCTGCTAAATGATCACGTGCAGGTAATGGACAATCCGTTTTGTTAGTCCATGTATCAGGATCGTACTCATCTGTATCACGTACTATACTTCCATCATCATTTCCACAAAAAGTATATCCTTTGTCACTTAGAGTAGTAGCTGCAAATATATACCTTTTTAGCGTCATATTTGTTTTTGATGTCCAACTATCCGGATCATATTCATCGGTATCCTGAAATGCATCGACACTATCAAACCCGCCGAAAATATACCCTTTGCTTGATATAGTGGATGCTGCCATTCTATCTCTCGCTGGCAAAGGTATATCGGTTTTTGATGTCCAGCTATCTGGATCATATTCATCAGTATCTCTAAGAAAAACTTGGCCTGCGGGCCAATGGTGCCCTCCAAAAATATAACTTTTTCCCGCAGCTTGGCCATCAATCATTACCATAAATTTGGATAGATTTGCCTTCGAAATGCCGATAATTTTATCAATACTATTTATATCTACATTCATAATTTTATCTATAGCCATTTTTACAGTCCTTTATTTTATATTTGGCTGGGAGAGGAGGGTTCGAACCTCCGACTTCCTGGTTCAGAGCCAGGCGTTCTTCCACTGAACTATCCCCCATTACAAATCTGTAGGAATACAATAATTATATTCTTCTGGGCCACTACTATTCAATAAATCATAACCCTTACTTTTATAGTCCTCATATATTTCCATGAGGATGTCAGTTATTTCTTGCTCAGTAAGGGTTTCGTTAAACATCTTATTCGGGTATAATTTTTTAGGTAGTTTACCGTTGTCTCTATAATACCTATACCATGTTATTTCAACAATATGCTGAGTGCTGTGGGGTTTAAAATCCTCGGTTCTAGATTTGAACCAATTAAATTTCTGCATCATGTATGCTCTAAAAAGTTCACACTCCGCCATTGTTACAGCAATTTTGACTCTTTCCAGCCCTATTTTATTAAAATAATCTATAATTTCTTGTTTTAGCTCTACCATAATAAACTCCTTATTCATAGGCGTTAAGGTCGCGCATTAGCGGAGGCGACCGCAGGGGGGAATAAGGTAGCACATTAGCGGAGGCTACCGGATAATAAGGTCGCACATTAGCGGAGGCGACCGATCCGTCATTTTTAAACTACCATAAATTTAAGTGGTACAGAACCTTGATCATACAACGGTTTTATTTTAGATCTTGATAATCTTCCTACTTTTTTTGTAGTTTTGTCTCTTAATCTTAAATATGCTTCTGGCATTCTCTTCCAACCACCAGCATAATAGTCATAAGGCGCATCAGTTTGAAGCCAATACTGTTTCTTAATCCCTACTTCATCACCTCTACTATGTGCTCTTATAGTGTCGGATTGTGGGATCACCCTAAATCTAGTTTTCTGCCTATCTCTATTTAAAAGAACCGCTTCCAAATCATATTTATTAAAATCTATATTATTTATCCAAACTGTATCTATTCCTAATGGTTTTATATAAACCGCGAAATCTCTTTCTCCAGGCCCACCTACTGGATTTATAGCTTTGAAACATATTACGCTAGTAGAATAAGGACTAAGTGCGGATGCTACAGCAGACTGTCTATTATTATTAGGTAATATAGTTTTTGCTTCGTTGTATTCATAAGCATCAAATTCTTGTAACCAAACTTCTTCTTCCCCTACTATATTAGCTGGAATTATATAAATACCATCACACCACTCATAATTTCTAGGCATGGTAGCGGTTATAATATCATCAGTTAGAGCTCCGCCAGTATAATTATATGTAAAGAATTTATAGTAATTATTAGGATTAGTTTCATTAGGCGGTATAATATAAAACTCTAAATCAGCAGAACTTAGCATTCCAGCTGAAACGCTTAATGTTACAGAGACTTTATTGATTTTTTTAGTACCACTATCCCATCTCCATTCAAAACTACTAATATGCCTTATTATATCATGCGTTCCCAAATTATTATCCAACGTATTAGCTGTAGCGTCTCTTGAAGGTGTTATATCTATTTCTGGAATATGAGATATACCGGCTTGTCCTGTAGTGTATAAATCAGTTACCCAAGTAGAACCGGTATTGTTAAAAAAGCCGTTCCAACTACAGATTTTTGCGTCGGTTAAATAATAAATTTGAACTACATCGGGATTTACCATTGTAGTGGGGCCTTCCCAATTTTCACAAAAGTTATACCTACCTCTAAACCAACCCAGGCTACCGTCAAAATATACAGCGGAATTGTTTCTTGGTATACCATACATCTTTTTTTCGGCAGATGGTAACCACATACCATACTTGCCGTTACCATTTAGAAAATCGTTAGCTGTTATAAAACCGCTATAATTAGGAAACTGGGCATCGAACATTGCCCACATTATTTCACCAGCTTTGATAAATGCTCCACTAACATTACCACAATGCGGTGCCCCATTTTTGTAAGCATGTTTACCCTTTAGTGCACCATACAACCTGTTCATTCCATACATCTTATCAATTACTGGAATATTTTCATCTATAATATCATAGGGTTTGTAAACCGATGTTTGTGTAAAGGCAGATCCATTGTTGGGAACATTTGCATTTTGATATGATACTATATCCCAAGTGCCAGACATAGTTAAATTATCTACAGTTTCGCCAGTATCAAAATTATGAAATTCCCATTTACACCTTTCTCCGAATAAAGAGAAATTATTGGCTAAATAATAAGCGTATCTCTCATTGGGGGATCTTTGCAACCAATCTGTGGTCGGATACGTTTCATTATACTGTACCCAAGAATCATAATATACTCGCTGCTCAGCACCACCAGCTCCTACATCTTCCCCGGTTTGCCCAGAATATTTCCATACTGTTATCTTAAATGGTACATTAAAAGTATAAGCACTATCATCGTTTAGAACTACAACGCCATTGGCGTAATCAAAAATGATTCCTTCAGATATCATTTGAGGAACCGTAATTAAATTATCATCATTATCATAAAGCCGGAACATAAAATTATCCCCATATCTAACATGAGGAATAAACCCCGTTATTAAGGCGCTACCCTCATCGCCTGGCGTCACCCTTATATTCCAAGCTCTATCTTTACCATTATAAAATGCGCTACTATTAGCTGTCATTACAAATTGATCGTATTTTACGGCTATCCCAGCTGACACTGTTGCAGCAGGATCGTTATGAACTATACTTCCACTTTCTAACCATAAATTTGTTGCATCAAGCGGTAATGCCCAATAAATACCTTCTTCCCAATAATTCTTTTCCTCTTCACTATATGCATAGCCAAGTAAATTTTTGAAAGCTTTGTCTGTCTTAACTGTGGTCTTAAAGGCCATTTTTTATCCCCTTTTTATTTCTTCACTTAATATATCTATTTTAGCTTTCAACTCGGCTACTTCTCTGGGAGTTAGTCGTTGGACAATAGCAGTATTTTCATCTATCCAAATTATTAATTCCAATGTATTATCAGTTTTATTTATATCAATCATATTGTCCCCCTTATGTCCAATTAGTAATTATCATATATGAAATTCCATTCGAAGCAGAATCATCATCTTTCACTCTTAACCAAAACCCATTTCCACTATTACCTGTATTAACCCCTCCAAATGTGAGTTGATATTCATCGCCGTTTTTTCCAGTTTGACAACCTTTACCATATGTATCCAATGGTCCGCCCGTATAAGCTACATTTATATCAGACCATTCAGTTTGAGTAGGTAATCGTATCATTATTTCATACTGGGCTCCGTTAGGAATTGTAATATTGACATTGTTGTAATTACTTGAGGTTGAATAAAACCATCGGTAATAATAACAATCACCAGATGCTGAGCTATAGTCAGCTGTATTTGCAGGACTATATGTAGTTGCATTGGTTTCTGGATATCTTAAATCCCTATTAGCGGCATTAACTTCTAACCCATCATAATTAAGGCCACCATCATTTCCAGTTAACAAATTCATAGTACTGTCCCACTGACCTGTATTTACTCCAGGAGCAGCGGTTCCCGCATTACTTGGATGGCGCCAATTTTCATCTTCAAAATATTCCACTAAATTAGTACTTCTAGTATCATACGAATATATCACGTATGTGTAGCTTGGGCTTTGAGAATTATCACTATTTCCATAAGGATCTTCAACATTTGCAGTTATACGTGCGTTATATTCATACTGATCTATATTTATTTCAAAAGTAGCGTTTGTAATTGTACAACCATTCTCTCCAATATCTGGCGGACTACTGAAACCACTCATATCAGCATCATCATAATCCAAGCTGCGCATAGTAGCCGATGTCATACCAGTAAAATTTACTATCCAGGTATTTCTATAAACATTATTTGCACAATAGTCTATATTAGCAGTATCTACATCGAATGATGCATTCTGATCATAAAACTGAATACCACTAAGCCATTGCGTGCTAGCGCTATTCACCGTCATATCGCCGACTCCAACACTAGGATCTGACCCAGAATCAGTGTCTAAAAAATAACTATAAGTGGTAGTATTACCACCCACGCTGTGCTCTAATACAAGGCTTGAATAACCTTGTCTTAAGGCTCCGGTGACATTTATACGTGCTTGAAATACTTGGTAGTAAGTGGCTTGGGGATTATACGGCTGGACAGATAATAATTGTAAATTACCCAGACCGGTATATGTACCAGTAGGTAGGAAATTACAGATACCGTTAGTTAAAACATGAGCACCATAATTAGTGTCGTAATCACTCATATTTTGGCCGGTATCTCTGTTACCTTCTACAAAATTACTGGATAAGTCTATTTGAGACACCGTTTCGCCATTTATTTTGGCTGTTAAAATTCCCGCGTCAGCTTGGCCAGCGCTTATGGAAGTTAAAGTAAATGTTGGATCATTAGATATATAACTTACACTGTCCCCAGCCGGATCTCCAGCTCTATAATTTATATTGGATTGGGATAAACGCCCAGAATATAAAGTAATATTATCTGTTAGACCTGATCCACCCAGATTAGGTGGTGGTGCTACGCCATTTATATAAGCAATGTCTCCGTCTATAAAAACAGTTTCATCAGATCCATTAAAAACTATGGTAGCCACTTTACCTGAAGGACTACCGTCACTTTCTTCAACAGTTATTTCACCATCACCGCCGCCACCTCCGGTTACATTCCCAATTACTTGATACCCGTATACATAGTTATAAGGCAAAGTTAGTCCCTCCTATACAAAATTGGAGCGGACACGGGGAATCGAACCCCGGTCAATGGCTTGGAAGGCCACCGCTCTACCAATTGAGCTATGCCCGCTTACATTGGTTGGTTCTGAGGACTTCTTTGGGCTTGCAAAACTTCTACAGGAACAATTGATACTCTAGGTATAACTTGCCCGGCTCTCAAAATTACCGTAATATCTAAATCACAGTTACTTTCTTTCAATGCCTGTTGTACGGCTACTGTACAGTCAGCAACACGTTTTTGTCTTTGCTGCTCATCCATAATTTGTTGTTCTTCTGGTGTAGATTCTCTACGAATAGCACTTTCCATTGATTCTTCTACCTTTTCCACTTTTTTCTTTCCTCTTGGCATAATTAAATCTCCTTTAATTAATTTATTTTATGGAGCCACTAACCAGAATCGAACTGGTGACCTCATCCTTACCAAGGATGCGCTCTGACCTACTGAGCTATAGTGGCTCTATGAGCGCATGGGGGGAGTCGAACCCCCATATAGCGGGGTTAGAATCCGCTGCCTTCAGCCGTTTGGCGACATGCGCTTTTGTATTCATTTTTGATTCTTTCAATCCATTTCTCGTCAGGTTTTTTATGCCATCCATTCCGACCTTCATATGGATAAGAAGCTTCGATTTGGGATCTAGTTCTACCTCGAAGTTCAGAATAAGCTATATGCTTATGCCTGTACTCCCATCTGAGTTTCCAAAGAACACCCAGATTATCTGAGTATACCTGACTACTTTCTGAATTCCAGGCGGACGTTTCATATCCTGCTTGTTGATATTTCTTATGTAATGCTTTTAATATTCTAATTTTCTTTCCTGAATCTTTTAACCAATTTTTAAGTTCTAACATTTTACCTTCCATAACTTATCTCCTTTAGTTTATTTAACATTTTTAAAGAAAATAAATTATGGTGGACTTCTACTTATTTCCTACAACATTGTTTTCTCCTTAGTGAGCGGGGAACGGGAATCGGACCCGCGCCATCAGCATGGCAAGCTGACATTCTACCTATTAAACTACCCCCGCTTATTTCCATTGTGTTTTTCTGCGGCTCTTCCAATTTTTTCTATTATGGATATCACCTCTTTGATGATCGTCCCACGGGTCTGGAAGATATTTCGGATGCCGTTTTCCTCTAACATATTCTTTATGAGCGATATTCCATTTCTTTTCTTGTGTAACTCTTGGAACTTTATAGTAGTTATGAAAGCTCCTGTCTCTTTTTCCAGTAAAAGGTACTGGAGTTCTTCTATATGTAAAATCTAATCTTCTCAGAAACCACAGATGCAAATCATAACTGTGGTAAGTGTTTGATCTGATATCTTGAAGAATTTCTGTGGGAGTAAAAACGCTCCCAAATTTGTCTCTTACAATATATTTTGTGTAATGTTCCCCAAATTTCCAAAAATCAAACCAACGCTCTGGCCAATCTTTGAATGTAGTCACTACATGTTGTTCTACAAAATAATATTTAATACTAGATATAAAAGTATCGTAATCAGGATAGACCTTTACCACTCGATTTTGGTCTATTAACCTGATTTCGATTTTATACTGTGGTACAGTATACATATGATACCTCCTAAGTTAAATTCACTTAAAAGGCATCGTATATTCCTCCGTAATTGTAAAGTATAATAATCATATTAATTTAGTGTGGTAATTTACTTACATACCTTTCTTCAAAAGTACCATTATCGAAACCGTCTACTTCTTCATAATGGCCTGTTGCAGGATTTAATTCGAAATATCTTGTGGCGCCTGTAACTTTATTATGATGCTCATAAGCTAATATTGTAGTACCATGAGACATCTGCACAAGATATACTTTTCCTACATCTAGCTCGGGGTGATTGCCTGTTTCATTTACCAACTCTACCACCCCAACACCAGGCTCATACATTACTGGTTCGCTGGTTGGTGTCCAGGAAGAAAGTTCGCCAGGATCTACATCACCATCATAGGTGTAGGCAAAAGAGGCCCCTACCAACATGAGGATAGTTAATATCACAACGCCAAAACTCATAAATAATTTTTTCATACTCCTTCTCCTTAATTTTAGTGATACTCACACCTTATATCTTTTTGGATATTTCTTCTATAGCTACGGTGTAAGCTCCAGTTAAATAAACTATATTCGCTTTAGCTATAGATAAATCCGAATCATTATCAATAAAAAACGGCTCCGAAATCACACATGGGGCTTGCGTATATCTAAGTAAATATCCCCCACGATCTTCCGCAGTTCGAGGTTTTGTACCTCTGTTGTTCGAACCCAAACAACTTAATAAATGTTTTTGTAAAACATCTGCCATTAGTTTACCACTTTTAGACTTATGATAATAAAGAACCTCTGTTCCAGAGGCTGATCTGTTAAAAGCATTACAATGTAAACTAATAATGAAATTTGGGTATAATGCATTAATTTCATTGGGAAGATTTTTATATGAAGTTCTATACACTCTAGTTATATCCACATCTTTAACTTCATTTTCAATGCGGATAGATAAATCTTCATTAAAATCAAACTCTGTCAAATTAGAATTTTTGTTTGATGCTCCTGGGGAACTCTTTTTGTGACCTATCACCAGAGCACATAATTTTTTTGACATTATTTCCTCCTAATACTTCTATCTACTAAAACTTCCCATATTTCCGGATGAGCCAGTTGGTCATCCTCTATATCGTCGGGGTCACATGATTGCCATGGTACTCCGTTAAACTCATATCCACAGGACATCTTGTAAATCCAACCACCAAAACTTGAACATACTTGGTTATATTGATTGTTGTCAAAGCCAGAAAACTTATCAGTATGAAAAATGTGATCTAACATTTGTAAAATAATACGACCTATGCTATAAAATCTACCTAATAACTGAGGGGCTACTTTACGCATAGTTTCTTTTTGTTCTTCAGTTAAATCTCTTTTTCTTATAATTTTCCAATGTTTATATTTTTTGAATATTTTAGACAGCTCTACTTCTCGCATAGTCCAATGGGATTCCCAAGCGATATAGTTGTCCTTGACTACTAAAACATGCCCCCAAAAACAAGGGTCTTTTTGAAACAAATTCATGAAATGCACAATTATGGACTTCCTAGATGTGAGAATTATATCTCCAGTTTGAAGGTCCATTAGCACCCCCTGATTTGTATTGTGCCCTTAATTGTACCTCTCCCTTATTATATACCTACACGGCGTCAGTGTGGAGCTTGACAATTATGGGCGTTTGCATTCATAGATATTATAGAATACTTTTTTGAATTTGCTAGACATCTTTTTTATCCTTAGTTCTAATAGGACAATCTTCTTGATTTTTCTTGATTTCTTCTACGTCAGCGTGAATGTGGTCTAGTAATTTTTTCTTTCGTCGCTGGCTAATAAATTCATGAACATAATGAAAATATTCAGTAACTAAATGTAACGTAACTAAACAACATAGAATAAAATTCCAAATTACTGACCATTCGAATCCAAACATTTTCTTGCCTCGTTTTCTCTGCGTATTTTATCCCAACGTGCTTTAAGTTTATTGTGACCATCTATTGTACCAATATGATAGGATCTAAACCTAGTTAGAGCAGCCATGTGTTCCGCTTCCCAATATCCTATACCATAATCAGCTTTTCTTAATCTATCTAAACTTCCATTTATTTCAGCTAGGTAAATAGATTGTAATAAAAACACATGTACCATTCTATCAGCTGACTGGGAAATATAGAAATCATCTTCTTCATTTTCAGCCATTTTCATCGCTAATACAGAAGACCAATGAAATATCTCCCTGAACTCGTCTTTGTACGATGTAGTTACATAGGTACCTTCTTTCCACCAATCCATAGATGATCGTTCTATGTAGTTATCTTTTAGATATTTTTCTACATTTTTAGCGTATTTATAAGAGCACCTAAGCACTGTAGATTCTCCTTCATAGATAAAATGCCAGTTGGAGTCCTCTTTAAGGTACCTATTATAAATATTTACTATATGCTTAAATGGTTTTATAAGACCGCCAGATCTACTAATAGCATTAAAATTCTTTAACCAAAACTCTACCACTTCACTATCTTTATATACTAATGCTCTGGCGTCATCTGGACCTTTGACTATACCGTGTTCAACTAATAATTTCTTAGCCTTAAAAGGTAATAATTTGTTTCCTAATCTAAGCAGCCTATCTTTTTTAATTCCCATGGTAATTCTCCTATCTTTTAGTAACCTTCAAATTCAGGTAATGTATTATAATCTTCTTCACTCATTTCAGTAATAATAACCTCAATTACATCTCCAGTTTCACCTTGTTCAAGATGAGATCTTATCTCCTCTAAAGCGTCTTCAGCATCTTGCCATAAGCACAGACCACTTTGTAATGTTTTATATTTTACTCCATAAATTCTCATATCATTTCTCCATAGGCAAAACAGTTTTAATACACTTATTAGCTTTACTCCACACCACTCTTATAACCTTTGTAGGACAGATCATAGATTTGATAGACATATCATATATTTGCTGGACATCTTTTTTCTGTTTCTCTTCTGAAATGAATTTAACATCTTTCTTTTTATCCACACGCTCACACATTTCAGCATAGTCCTTAACATCTATGAGGATATTATATCTGGACTGCATGCGTTCTCGTGTATGATTGAAGCTATATAATATATCTTTTTTAGTTTTCATCATCTAATCCTTTGAAACTCTTGTTTTTTGCCGCCACTCATCAAACAATTGTTTAGCCAAGATTCGTTGCCTAAAATTCATATTTTTATATAGAATTGTTTCTTGACTACCACATTTAGGGCAGGAATCTATACCCCAACTATTACCGCCAGACCAAAACGTATCGTGTAATAGGCATTTTATACAAAACATTTCATTATCATTAAATTCTTTCATTTATTTCTCCACAACTTTCATAGGAAGTTCTTTATCAAGAACTCTACAGAACGGTATGTTATAAGCTTCCCATATCTCATCTTCACTTTTGGGCCAATCTCTAAGTCTCTTAGGGAAATGGCGATAGCGCCGGTCTTCTTTATTTTCCCATACACAATGGGCTATTAATTGGTATGAAGTGCAATCTTCCCTTAAACAAGGCTCACCCCAAAACGGGCATTTTCCAATCATTTTCATTTTAATACTCCAAGAAAAAAGTTTTAATCATTTCAGCAGCTTCTTCCGCTGTATCTACCTTGGCACTACAACATTCATCTATCCAAGGATGGTGTGTATAAATATTATCTACTCCACCCGTAATAGCAACTACTGGTAGATAAAAAACATCTCTGGCCCAGCACAGTTCTTGAACTGTTCCTATTAGCGGTTTTAACTCACTAACCAATTCCAAATTAACAACAATAACGCTACACATCTTAACCAATTGGTAATCTTTGGCCCGCAGAATTTTCTGGGATCTTTTCTTCGCTTCTTTTGTAAAAGCAAGGCCGTCCTCAGAAGCATTCTTCATAGCCTGATTGAACTTGTTAGCACACGGATTTACAATAACTACGTTATCTACATCACTCATAAGTTCTGTAAAATCTTCACGCCATTCATAAGTCCGATTGTCCTCGCTGATATTACCAGCTAAATAAATGTAATGTCTTTTCTTTGGGTTAGCATCCTTTCTACCTAATAACATTTCCTCAGCTTCGTGAGGAGATAATTCGACCAACATATCTGAACGTTTAATATTATCCATTTTCCTTCTCCTTTTTATCTTCTTTTTTTCCTGTATAACACTCTTTACAAAGTAATCTCCATTTAACGTAATGTTCGGATGATGTATCATCTCCAAGACTATAAGCTACTAGACCCTTGTACACTCCCTTTTTTACAGGTTTTGTAAGGCCACAACCTGCACACTGAAAATGGGAAGCATTCGAATCCAAACTAATCTTTCCAGGTTTTGGCATATTAATTCTCCATTTGTTTTATATATGGTTCTGGATTTATGTATTCTATTGGTACGTAGTATTTCTTAGCTAATTTTATTTCTTCAGTTACTCCCGTAGATTCTTTCCAGCCGGGGAGAGTAATTATAAGCAATCTTTTACTGGCTTTGATAAATTCCTCATCTAGTTTCAACCAATATTCAAAAGTTCCTGGTAGCTTATATTTACGTGCTAAATGGTGCCAGGCACTAATAGGCGCAAAAATAATTCTACCCTGTTTAGTTAAATCCACAGCTATTATATTGGATACTTCAGCCCTCCAATCTTCGACGGCTGGATCATCATCACTATATGGTAATCCTAGATATTCTATTTCACTGTCTTTCAAAAAATCTTTTATTAATCTTGCTTGTATGTCCAATACATCAAGTAATCCCATACTAACCTCCCCCGTATTTCACTACAAATCCAAACATCTTTCCAACATCTTCTAAACTGGTTTCTGGCAATACATAGATAACCATTATTCCACCTCTTTTTTTATATATAATTGCCATTTCAACTAATTCTAATAAATCTGGCGGCATTAAATTGAGGGGTCTTGGCAAATTTGATTTTTTAACTACCTGCTCTGAAAGTTTTCTATCTTCATAAGGCTCGCCTCTATATTTATAATGCCTATACTCAGCGACAGTCCAATCAGTAGAATTTTCAGCTTGATATATCAAAACACCCTGAAATCCCCTAGCCCTATTTTTCCAATAAATTTTGTCAAGGTTATCAGGGTTTCCTATTACTATTTTGTATAACCCTGTGCGTACAGTTTTTTGATCACTAAAAGTAGATCTAACCCCATATCTTTGAATGTGTATTCCGTTCTCTGATTTGAGTACTTTGTCTATACGGGTATGTGGAATTATCTCATCTTCCAGTTTATAAGATTTGTACTGAATTCCAGCACATCCAAATACAAAAAGTGTAGTAATTAATAATAATTTTTTCATTATTGCGCTCCTTCTACTAACTCGTGAAATTTTTTCCATATTAATTCAATAACTTCCACATCGCTGACACAAACAACCGCTATAGCAGACATAAACTGTACATATTCTGGTACATTGTTCTCATTGTCCATGTGAGGCAAATGAATTTTAATATCACCTTTGGCATTCATCACAAAGGCTACTTCATCTTTTTCTAATTCCATAATAGTTTTTTCTTCTTTATCTGTCATTACACATCTCCATTTCTTTCTATTGCTTTTTCTTCATAAGGTGTTAGAATCTTAATTCTTATCCATTCGGCAGATTCTCTGAACTCATCTTTGTAGTTCCCGCCAATTACATAATTCCCTTGAGTAGAATACATTGCATTGTATATTTCTCCCATAAATGCTTTGTAATTATTATAGGAAGGTTTAACATGGTATTTACAATATTTAAACAATATATAATTTATATCACCATTTGGTTTTACTTTGTTGTCATAAGCTTTATCTAATGATCCTGTTAAATGGTGCTTAGCCAAATAGTAAGATGTGAGTTTACCCTGCTTAAATGGTAGGCTTGTTAAAAACAATTCCAAATCTCCTCGTCCCAAACCAGCTTTCACTAATTCATCGACCACCTCATCCAGCGCTGGTCTTCTTTCTTGTTTTACATAGGGCATTTTAATCCTCCGTAAATTTTACCACTATTTTAGCTAACCTAAATGTTTCAGCCATCATACTGGTTATTAATTCTTCTATTTCATACTCGTCAATATTGCCATTACGATATCTCCGTAGTAATCTTCTTAATTGTTCTAACTCATTCTTAGAAGGGAGCACTACTATATCAGGCATCATTTTCCTCCGGTACCCAGTGTTTTTGCCACCAAAACCTAACTGCTATAACTCCCTTACCATTCAAGATAACTATATGATCTAAGTTATATTTTTTGTCAAAACCCATAAGAGCCTCGGTCAAAATTTTATCAGACACTCTTTGATTAGGAAACCAATTAATCAAAAAATATTTAACTGAAATTTCCAAACTAGTCTTATCCAACAAACCTTCTTTTATTATTTCAAAAGTTCTTTCTTGTACTTTTTCTAACATTTATACCTCTATTAAGCATCTTTTTAAACGTTTTTGCCATTCATCTTCACAACATTTTTTAGCTTCTCCAAGATCAGTAAAAGATTTATACCAATAATCAGATTGAACTAAAAGCTCGTCATCATTTCTATATTTACTTATTTTAAAATTCATGAATTCTGTAGATGATAACCACTGTTTTTCTACATCAATATATATTTCACTTGTGTCATCATATACCCATTCTAATGGTTTTATTTTATACACGTTTTAACTCCTTAAGATACGCCTTTTGTGTGTTCTTCATAAGTTTTTTCAATTTTTTAATGTCTTCTTTGATTACATCCGTCTCTACTGGGTCTTTTACTTCTTCAAGGAGTTTATAACTATCTTTAATTAGTATCTTCTGTGCTTTCCATTGCGCCATAATTTTTTTGCGGTCAGAAATATCTACAGAATAAAATAACTTATCACCGCACTCTGGACAAGCAGCGTACTCTTCGCCTATTTCGCCTTCGGTGGACGTACGTAATATAAAATTACAATTCACGCACCTTGCTGAATTAGTTTTTGGCATATATTATTCTCCCTTATCGTGGTCGTTACCTATATTATAGAATAAAATTACAGTTTTGCTAGATAAAAAAATTGGGGAGCAGCTGCACACTACTCCCCGGTAACGAAACTCTGGATAGAGCCTCAATCTGCTCTTATTTTCTGCCAAACACTTTTCTATCAATTAAATCCTTATTTCCACTAATTTGAGGTACTTGGCTATAACTATTCAATAACTCTACTGATTTTTTACTAAGTTCTATCCAAGTAATGTCTGGATTTTCCCTTATAGCTGTAGCTAACGACCATGTAAATGCTCCTTGATGTTTTCCATCAATGTAAGCATCGGCAGAAGTTTGATTATCTCTACAACCAGACATTAGTACGTGATTTTGATTTCCACTGTTTTTCTTGCCCATTTTATTTTTGGGTAATATTACCCCTTTAGATCTAGACTTTATATCAAAGGGAGGTACAATATTTCTTACCTGTTTCATAGGGTTAATATTCTTGCTCATAGTTCCGCTATGACATGCATCGCAAATCATGGTTAAGTAAACCCCGGCAGGAAGCTGTTTGAATAAATTTGCCAGAATATCATCTGTTAAAGGATTATCCCAATCCAAATCATGCGGACATAGGATTTCGTCTAACTGGTCTTCCAACTCATCGCCATTCCTGTCTCTAACCTGGCTACCGTGGCCTGAATAATGGAATATCAATTCATCACCAGCTTTGGCGCCATCAAGCAACCATTTTAACCTGTCTAAAATTCCTTGTCTGGTAGCTCTCTCGTCTATAATTGTACGAATATTCTCTGGCTTAAAACCATATTTGTTAGTCAATATGCTGTGCATGGTTTCTACATCATTTACACAACCATGCAAGTCAGCTCCAAGTTCTGGTTTATATTTATTAATTCCAACGAGTAGTGCCTTTTTAATCGGTCTTCTTGCCGAATTATCAGGCTTTATCTTCACTTCGTTGTCTTCCTCGTCATCTTTTTTCTTTTTAATATTTTTAAAAAACATAATAGATGCAAATATAAACAAAGCTATGATTACTGCAAATATTATCACTGTAGAACTTGGCATAAGTTTTCCTCCTTTAATTTGCTTTGGCTTTGTCTGTATTCTCCAACATATAATTTAATTCTTCATCATATATTTTCTGTGCTTCTTCCTCGGACATTTTGAACCAATCCATATTTAAATATCCCGGCGGATAAGAAGGAATCAAAAAATAATCTTTATCTAATAATATCATGTAATCTTTCCGCCATGCATCGACCTTCCCGTCCTTGTTGTAATCTGCTAATATTACTACTATAAATCCTTGAGCATCATGTATTGTATAGTAATCCTGATAATCTCTTACCACAATAGTAAACATCTCAAAACCTGCTGGGTGTCTTTCTATAATAGCATAATGCTTTTTAAAAGTAGTCTCGAAACTATCATGGAGACCAGTGTTTTCGTAAACATGCATTACTCTAGTATTTCCTGACACAGACCAAAGGTTGATTTCTCCAGATTTCATTATATCTACTAATTCATCAACTTTACTTTTATCTGCTGCGATACCACTAAAATTAATGCCAAATGCAAATATTAATGCTAATCCTAACATCAATAACTTTTTCATTTGGATTCTCCTAAAAGTTTAATTTAGTATACACCCAAGTCCTTGAGAATATCGTATACACCAGACTTAATAGCCTTAATTCTGGTGAACTCAGCAATTGTAGGGCATACTGGCTGCTTTTTCAAATACATAAATGTCTCTGAAGGAAGCTTATTACTCTTCTTGTTGTTGCAATCTTTACAAGCGGTTACACAATTTTCGAACGTACTTTTACCACCACGAGATACCGGTATAACGTGGTCTATTGTTAACTCTTTCAACTTTCCACAATACTGGCAAACAAACCCGTCTCTTATCATCACATTTTTCTTACTAAATGGGACTTTAGTCCTATAAATAGTACGGATTATTTTTATCAGCTTCATAACGGCTGGTATCTTTACTATTACTTTTTCCGCAGTATTTACAACCATTTCAGTATACTTAAGCACTGTAACTTTTCCTTTGACCATCAATTTAATAGCCTTTTGCCAACTAACGGTATTCAAATAACTATAATCTCCATTTAGTATTACACAATTCTGCATCTTAACTTCCTCCTTTCTTTCCCTCTTCTATCTGGGATGACATTCTTTTATACATAAACTCTGAAATTGCTACTTTACTTATAAGCCTTAAAGCTAACAAACTAAAAGCAATTACAAACATTTCCTTACCCATGAAAAATCCGCCGAGAAAAAGAATAATCTCAGCACTTGATCCTATTATCTGGACCATGTTTTGATAATGCCTACTTGATTTTAGTTTCATAACACAACCCTTCCAAAAAGCGCAAAAAACTCATGCGCATGCTCTTCTGGGGTATACGGATCAAACCACCCTAATATAATTCCATCTTTTGCCAATATTTTCCTGGCTGCTTTTACATAAGTATCTAACAACTCTAATGTTTCTTCATCTATTATGGAATAGTAATCAAGAAATATAAAATCATATTTTTCTTCTGTTTGTAAAATAAAATCTAATCCGTTCCCGTTTATTCCTTTATGTCTTGCGTCATCTATATAATTTGACATCTGATGGACAGCGATGACGTCCGGATTTATTTCAACTGTAGTAAGTTTTGTTACCTCTGGAAAAGAAAGAATATACCTTGAGGCAATTCCTAAACCTAATCCTATCTCTAAACAATTTCCTCGGGGTAAATCACCTATTTGCTGAGACAGTTCTTCTATTTCACTTTCGACCATCCATAGATTATGCCCTGGGCCTATTTCAAGGTGTAGCAACCCATCATATAAATATACACGTACATCACCAGACTCAGCTATTAAATCTCCATTTATAAAATAAATCATCGGTTTACACCCCATCAATAGATATAACTAGTTCAATTGAAGTAGCCTGTGCTTGCATTACGTTTGCCCAAGCTTCTACTAATTCCTTTGTTTCTCCAGAAACTTCCACTGTACTGATCACTTTATTTTCTAAGGTATTATTAATCCACACACTGTGTAAGTTAATTGTACCAGATACTACACCTGTTAAAGTAGTAGTTTCATCTAGAGTATGTAGAAAGTTTAAAGGTTTTATTGAACCGTCTTTTATAATTTCTATGTTTATAGTTGATTCATACATTATTTAGTACAAGTATCCCTTTCTTCGCAATTTATACACTTAATATTTTTAATTGCCAAATTCAGTTCTTTTTTGCGATTTCTGATTTTCTTTCTTAGATCAAATTTATAATTCATTTCTAAACCAACTTTTTCTTTAAACAAGTCTACCGGAGCCATAGTTGAATAATCTTTACTCAACATGCCTCTGGTTATTTCTTTCTTATCACTATTAAATTTTTCCATTAACCAGGGTCTAATATGTGTTAGTCCTGGTGTGATTATGAAACCTACAATTCCACAAATAGGTCCAACGTAAGCCAATACCACGTATGTAGTTCCAAGTTCCATATTAACTCCCCCTTACTTTTAGAGTCATTAATTCTTTTAATCCAGATACCACAATATCCATATGTATCCATAAACTGGGAGATTTTTTTAGTAACATCCATAAATATGTTTGCATAAAGAATAATATTCTATTTTGAGTATTTTCATCCTTCACAATTTTTTCCTTGTCAGTTGCTATTATATTATTTATCTTTTCACCCATCATATCAAAGGTAACTGCAACATCTACCATTTGCCGGCGGCTGTTTTGTATTTTAGTAACAAAAGATTCACCTTTAAATGGGTTTTCCAGTTCTTGCGTTCTGGCGCCACATTGTGGGCATCTGCCCATGTTTTTGGCTAAATAACTAACATAATCGCAATGTACACATTTAATTATTACTATCATTTTTTATTCTCTCTTCTTTACATTTACGACTTACACACTGCCCACCGTATTTTTTACACATTATAAGTTCGTGCCCACAAACATGGCACTTTTCCAAAAAAGCGCTCATGTTTTCGTTACACTCTCTGAACTGAAGGCTAAAAGGTTTGTAATCTGATTCACCTGCCCGCCAGGCTTGCCACGACTGTGGTTCTTGTTCGTCGGGTTTGAAACAGAAAATCTTTTCTAAAAGTTCCTTGTCCTTTGTATCATTTTTCGAATCATGGTCATCTACCATTCCGTGCCCTCCAAATTTTTTTGGTTTTCGATTTTATTTTTACGCTTGCCGACCACGGTCGCCCCCCTGTCTTTTTCGTTCCTTCTGTTTTTAAATATATGGTAAAGCACTTAGCACCACGATAACTTAATAGTTACGTACAGTTATCCCACTAATCACTTTACTAAATAGTAGCAACCCATATAAAATACTGATATTACTATAGCTGTTATTAATATGTCCATAAAAATTTCGGTCGGGTAGAAACCCCTTTTACTTGTAGTTTCACTATCTGCTAATGAAATATTCCATCAAATACCTAAAAGTCTTTTCCACCAGGGTCTTTTTTCTATAAAGTCACTTAATGACGTACCTGTTATCTTTACTATTTCCATTTCTAAAGGCTGCTTTTTGTCAACTGGTGGCTTTGGCCATGGTTTTGGGCGTTCCATCTTTTCTGGATTAGGTGCACAGTCTAAACAATATGCCTTTCCTTTAATTGATACATGTGCTAATGCACCACATTTACTGCATTTTACTTTTGCCATTCTTTCCAGCCGGGGAGAGTAATTATAA